TCTAACACATTCGACATTTTTTCAACGGCGGACGACAACCCCGTTGCCGCTGCCATCAACTTATCGGCGGACGCATCAACGCGGGCTAATGTATTCGAAAGCTTTGCCGATGATTTTTCAGCACGATCAGCCGATGGCACCAAAGCGTCAAGAGCGGCCTTACCATCTTTAAGACCACCGGTATCAACACCAAAGCCAAGTTGAGCAATATCGGCCATTTATTGCCCTTTACGCTTGGATTTACGGCGGTTTGCTTCCGCTTGCGCTTCCGCCGCCGCACGTTCCCGTTCACGATAATCCGAAAGCTCTGAATTCATTTCAGTGCAATAAGAATCATCCATGGCACGCAGAATAGCATATTCGTGCGCATAAACAATGTTGCCCGTCGCTTGTAACCAAGCGATGTATTCGGATGGTGGAATTGGTTCGCATACACCATCGCGGACGCGACGAATACTTTCGCTTAAGTCGTAATACCAATCCCAAAGATACCGCCCCATTGGAGGAACAATTAAAGGCGGTGCTGGTTCTCCAAACTGATCATTGCGTTCGCGTCGGGTTTGCCCTTTTTCATCGGGCGTCAAGTACCGGACGCGAACGCGGATCGCCTCAACTAGATCGGCTTGGAGGTCGTGAAAAAAGCTTTGGTGTCGCCAACGGCTTCGTTGACTTGATCGGCAAACCAAGGAAGCTTGGTCAGAACATTGATAACGCTGCGCCGGTCGAATTGCGGTACACCGCCTTCGAATTCGGGCGCGGCATCGGGATCAAAACCCTTGTCACCCGCTTTGCCGGTCGGGTTATACCATTCCCAATCGATCATGGCGTTGAACAGAATATTGTTGCGGTTCTCTTCAATCTCTTCCGCCTTGAAAACCTTGCCACGCTGTTCCAAGCGCAAACGCTCGTCAGTAATGCGACGCTTGATCTTTTGCATCCGTTCATCATCGATGGACATGAGCTTGACACGAACACCGATTTTATCGGTCGTGCCGGGGTTTACGATTTCGATTTCACGATCACCGCTTTTGATTTGTGCAAGATCGGCCATTTTTACGTCCCCATCAACGCAAAAAAAGAGAGGCGGCATGTTTGTGCCGCCTCTCCAATTCTGTCAAGCCGGTCTAATTCTAAGCAATGACGGCGGTGGTCGGTGCCGAATGACCAATCGCGCTACCGGCTGCGTTCGTACCGGTGACACGCACGCTGATGACCTTGCCGACGTTGGCGGCGACCGGAATGTACGTGTTCGCGGTCGCACCGGGGATAAGCACGCCACCCGCGAACCACTGATACGTTCGCACAATGGTCGCGTCACCGGTGAAGGTGCCCGTACTGGCGGTAAGGACGGAATTGACCTGCGCCGTTCCGGTGATAACCGGGGCAACGGTAAGCGTGGGCGGAACGCCCGCGCCGGACGGATCAACGACCAATTCGACTTGCTGCAAACCAAGCGTGAACATTTCCAAATCGAAATCTTCGTTCCGCCCCATCGGGCGGCGCGGTCCAACGACAAGACCACGGTTGTAAATTGTCGTCGGCGTGCCGGTGATCACGTTGGGATCGTTACGCGTAATCTTGAACGCGAAGTTCATATTCGACGGCGAACAAATGGTTCGCAAAATGATTTGCCCCGCGTCCAAGGGATCGCGCGCCAATTCGATTTCCGGTGATCCCGCGTCGGTCATTCCCTTCGCCTTTTGGATGACGACCGTATCCCACGTGTCATAGGTCAGAATATTGGTGGACTGCCCGGTTTCACCGTGCGAGCCGACGCCCTTGACCTGAACCCATACGAGGGCTTCAAACTGCGCCTGCGTAAGATCGGACTGTTGCGGCGTGGCGCACACGAACAGCTTCGACCCGGCGTTGGTGTTGAAGTGAGCGACCGGGAAGGCCGCGACGGCGGATGCCAGTAGGATTGAGCGACGGCGCATAGCGAAACCTTTCATCGTTTGAAACACTGATAACGGACGCTAGCCGGATACAGATTTTCGGCCCCTTGCTCTAGCACGCCGCCGCTATCCGGGTTGTCATAAATCTGAACGTATTGCAACATTCTATTCTTTGCGAAACGTGACGTGATGTTACTCAACAACAACATCGGTTCGTAAGGCCCGGCACCATCATTTGGCCAATGCAAGATCAAACGATAGGTGCCGCGATAGTTCTTTTCATCGCCCCAATAATCACCACTGCGATTATTAGGCAACCAAACAATTTCAAGCCATTTTTGGTCGTTCGGGACGGTAAAGCCGATCCCGAAATATTTGACGGGCAACGTCGGAATTGCGCACGCCTCAACCGCTAAGGTTGTTTCACCTTGCAAGATTGCCAAAATGGCGTGATCTTCCATGTCGCTCATTTCTTGATCCTTTGCCGAATGCTATCAGTATTGAACGCGACGATCCTTGCCCAATTCTGCAAAGCACCCTCTAAAAAACCATCGTATAACTCGCGATACTTGGCATATTCGGCGGTCCATCCAAAGTGGAACGTCTGACCAATCTTCAAATCACCAAGTTTCACGGTAACGGTATTCTCATTGTAACCGTATGATCCCGGTGCCGTTAGTTCACCACGCGTCGGGCCGGTCGGCATGCCCGTCAACGATGCCTGACCGGACGCACGAAGAAAGCCGGTATCGACGCGCATACGCCCGCCTTTACCCACTGGCGTTTGGGCGTTCAACACAACGTCCTGAATGCTTTCACGCATCAATGCGATCATTCGTTTTTCGGACGTTGCCACAAAATCTTCTATATCAGCGGTCAAATGACCGTAAGCGCGTTGTCGTCCGGTGTATCGTTGCGCCATGGTCATCCACCTGAATAAATTTTGACATAGCGGTCAAATTCGTGTTGCATTTGCGTTAGGTTGCTTTTAAGACCGTGCGATGAACCGGAAAAAATTGATTGAATGGCAGCTTGGCGACCCCGCTAATTACATGCCCAATCCAAGCGATAAACTGCAATTGATCGAATATGCGATTGAGTGCGGTTTGCAGCCGGTCGCGGTTCACGCCATGTCTTTCGTTGATCTTGTCAACCTTTACCATGCGGGCGGGCGTCCGAACACCCCCCAAGCTGACGATATCCAGCGTGCAACAGCGGCAGCAGTCTTAGCGACGATGACCGTTTTTACGAACGGTTCCATAACCGAAAACACCATTCGCGTACTCGCCTTTGACGAAGCGCAAAAGCTACTAAGTGCAATGCCGCCACGTCAGTTGGAAATCATATCACCACGTGGATCGATAACGCTTGAAGGATTAATTCACTATCGAACTGAATTGGTCATAAAGATCGCATCGCTTGGACATGCGGTCATGTTGGTCGGACCGGCCGGATGCGGTAAGACCACTATCGGTGAACATGTAGCGAAGGCGCTGCAACTCGCGTTCAAGATCACCAATACCATCAATGATACACATGAATTGATCGGCTTTGTTGACGGTATGGGCAAATATCACAGCACGCCGTTTCGTCATGCGTTCGAAAGCGGCGGCGTTTGGATTGCGGACGAAATCGACGCATGGGATGCGTCGGCGCTGCTAGCTGCGAACAGCGCGCTTGCCAACGGCTATTGTACCTTTCCCGACCAAGCCGCACCGGTGATGCGTCATCCCGATTTTCGCATGATCGCGACGGCTAACACGTTCGGCACTGGCGCAGACCGCGTTTATGTCGGGCGCAATGAGTTGGACGCCGCATCGCTTGACCGGTTCGCAACGATCAATGTGGATTACGACACGACGCTTGAACAAATGTTTGCCGGTGATCAGCACCGTTGGCTAGACCGCGTGTGGTCCGTTCGCAAGAACGTGACCGATAAGAAAATTCGCCACGTCGTTAGCAGCCGAGCAATTGGGATGGGCGCGGCTGCGCTATCCATCGGCGTCGATTGGGATGACGTGGAAGAAATTTATCTGTTCAAAGGCATGTCAGAACGCGACCGTGAAAAAATCGCTTGACGACCATTGCGATGACCATTAGGATAGTTGTTGCACAATTCTTGAGATTATGATTATGGCACGTAGTATCGATCTTAACCGACCCCGATGTATAGTTTGCGATAAACCAATCGCCAAACGTTACAAAGTGCTATGGTTTCAACGGCCCCGCGAAGCCGTTAATGTCGGTCCATTTGGCGGCAGACAAGAGGCTATTGTGGACGGCACACGTATCAATGACACGTTTTATCTCGCCAATCCGCCACGTACAAAAGAGGAAGCGCAACGATTTAGCAATCACACTATTCAACGCATCATTGGCATGCATAATGGCTATATCAGTGGCGCGACCTATTGGGATGGTGAAAGCTATATAGATCAATTTTTTGACAGAGATAGATGCGCAGTTGCACAAGGATATGCAAGCGCACAACATGGTCATCGTTACACTTGGTCCACACCTAAATGATCACCGCCACCGGACGCACGTTCGAACACCGCGACTTGCTGCGCAGCATGGGCGGGCTGTTCAACAAGCACGAAAAGCGATGGACCTTTGACCGCTTAAGCACTGATCAAGTCAGTAAGCTTCGCGGCTTAGTTGGCGTGATGGTGCAAACGGTCAATGATCCGATGCCAGCGGCTAGCAGCGATGCCGATGACGCGTTTAGTGAGTTGTTGGCGCACTTGCTTGAAAGCAACGTAACGCGACAATCGAACAGCACGCCGTCTGCCATCTATGGCGATGACGCGACTTATCACAACCACTTTGCCGACCAAAACGTGTCTGCGTTCTTTGGTTTTTCCAGCCTTGGCAAATTTACCGATTACATCGAAAGTCTAGCGCCCTCGCAATCGACTGATCCGAACCGTTCGGGATGGGAAATTGACGACGGTGATTGGCGCGGCACGCGGCGTATGGCGGACGCTATCGATCTTGCCCGCAAGGGCTGGCCAGACGGCGTTGAGCGCGCCCTAGACGCCATGGAGCGGCTATCCGTCGATAGTCCCCGCGTACGCCAGCGCCGGGCCGCTGTGGCGGGCGGCACGGTCAACGTCGGGCGCATGTTGTCCGGTGATCCCGCGCATATGGTGCGACGCCCCAAATCGCCCGGTCGCAAAGTCGTGACGTTCTTTGTGGAAATCGGCTGTAACGGTCACGTCAACGCGGAAAGTGCCATCATGCGTGCCGCGTTGATCGGTGCCATGATCGATCTAATGGAGAACGCGGGCTATTCATGCGCCATTGTCGCAACCGATACGTCGGTAAGCGGCGGACGTGCGAAATATCAATTGGCGGTTAAATTGAAAGAAAACGGTGAACGGCTCAATCTTAGCGATTTGATGTTCGCACTTGGTCATCCGTCGTTCTTGCGCCGGTTCAGCTTTGCCGCCTGTTCGTCGGTTCCCGAAACGCGTTCAATATGGGCATCACAAGGATCGGCAAGTAATTCATTCGATCACGACCACCGATGCGGACCAAATGAATTTTACGTGCCGGTGTTGAGCGTAAATCATAGCGGTAACGATCCCCTGTTTTTATTGCCCGATGTCGTGCCGGATAAGCTACCGGTCAAAATAGAGAAAGAATAATAATGCAATCTGTCATTCCACCGGGCGATCCCGCACGCACGATCATTGCCGGAAAGGCGCAAGGCTGGCGCGGTTTAGCCGTCAACTACGGTCAGACGACCGACAAGAACGTTGAAGGCGATTTTCCGACCATGACTACCGCATGGGAACCAACCGATGCGGAACGCGCTGCGATTGCGGCAGGCGCGAACATCGTCATCCAGATTATCGGCGTTCCGCCAATCAATCCCATGTCGGTTTATGTGAGTGAGATTTCAAGCGATGGCTAAAGCACCAAACGCCGGATATACGGCATTATCTCGCCTTGTTAACCAAATCGAAGGACTCATAAAAGAATGGAACGATGACCCGGATACAACGACTGCTGAATACACATTAACGCAAATTCAACACACTATTGATCGGCAGTTTATGCGACCGGAACGTCGATTTACAGACGGTGATTAATCCAAGTCGGTAAGCCAATCGATCACGGTGCGGACGCGGCACCGGCATCCAACAACTTCATCGGCACTAGCACCTAGCGACGTATCGCCGGGGTGCATCATCCTTGCGCCAGACGGCGCGGTGAACGGCGTATCAAGCCCGACGCGCTGACCATCTAAGCGGCTATGCGAGAACCGTACGCGCTTATCACCGGCGCTATCCCATTCGCGTTGAACCGCATCGGTCTTGGTGGCACCAAGCGCCACCGCTTGCTTGGTTGCTTCCCATTCGGACGCGTTCAACGATTGCATGGCTTCCGTCCGGGCAATGGTGTCGCCGCGATATTTCAACGCATTATCTTTGTATCGATTGACCAACTTGTCAACCACGTCGGTCGTTAGCGGCTTGCCATCACGAATTGCAGCGGCAACGGTGCGATCAAAGCGTTTGTCGCGCAACTCCAAGTTGAAGTATGATTTATCAAGCTGAATGAGCTTGGTCCGCGTGCCACGAACCCAATAATCTTGTTGTTCGGTAAGACCGATAATCCCGCCGACGCGGCGACCGCTCGCCTTGTCTATGCGACCAACAATATCCAATGCGACGTTGCGAGGGTTGCGACCGTCCTGCATACCAACGATCAATGCAGTGCGAACATTGGTCCGCGTTTCATCTTCGATCCGCCCAACCAATGTGGACGATTTATCGCGCAACCAAGCTTCCGCCCGGATGTTGCGTACGTCAAACCGAAACACCGCACGTCCGCTATACGTGTTGAGATACTTCGGAAAAGTGTTGCCGGTCATGACGCCGCCCATTTCAAACGCGCGTTCAATCGCAGCGGTCAACGGGCGCATGGCGGCAGGCGAATAGCCGATAGCACGAAAAGCGGCTTCAACATCGCCATCTTGAATGGCCATGATCACGCTGTTCAATATTACGTTATCAACAATATCTTGGATCGCGGCAAGAAATGCGGAACGAAGATCAGGAATAAACAGATCGATCAGTTGTTCAAGTTTCTGACGTGGTGTCATTACTGCCAACCCAAACCATTATTCCAAGTCACCAAATGCGACCAAAGAATGATCAGAACGATATCGTTCCATCCACTCCCGTTATCCCACGTTGCATTATTATCCCACAATAGCATTTCGTTTTGCCTCAATTTCGTGTTCTGCAAGTTCTTCTAGGCGCGCGTTTTCATTGTTCGCAGCATCAACCGCAACTTCCAAGTCGTCAAGCTTTACGTGCATCGCCTTGTTACTTCGGCGCTGACCGCCAAGGGTGAGTAGCAGCAAAGCGGCGGTAAAGTAAGAAATAGCGATATTCGATATATCCACATTTATCCGCACGCCGACAATAAACGCCACGGTAAAAAACCAAAAGGCGGCGGGATGCGCGCACCATTTCTCTATTTTATCGCCCATGACGTTTACTTTCGAAAGATTACGGTATGAGCGACCGACGTGCCAGCGGCGGGCTTTTGCATCACCTTCACGATCTTATGACGCTTGCCATCCACAATGATGAAACCGGATATGGCCGGTGTCATATCGGGACGTACGGCCATCGTCGCTTGCAAATCGGTCTGAACGACATTCGTGCCATCAACGTACTTGAAACTGACGCCCCGCGCTACCGCATCCACCTTGATCGGCGGTGCCTCTTGCGGCGCACCCGGATTGTCGGCGGGACCGGTGCCGGGCGTGATACCGACGTAATAAATGCCGTTATCGGTCGGGCTGGGATCACCGGGCCGCTTTTGGTCGAACTCTTTTAAGAGTTCCGACGCGACCGACCGCATATCTTCGTAAAAATCTGACATTTTCCCGATACACCCTATTGACGACCATTTGAAACACCGCTAATGGCTTGGTTTCCAACAACGGAAGGAATGACCAACATGCGTAATCTTCGACTTGCCACACTGACCGCCGCCAGCGCCGCCGCCTTCGCCAACGATGGCAAAAAGCCGCGTGTCGAACCGGTATTCACCGCTGTCACCAACGCGATCGCGATGCCGGAACGTAAGAGCAAGCGCGGTTCCGTTTCGATCTATCCGTTCGCCAGCCTGACCGCCAAGGGCATGTCGTTCGGCGTCAAGAACAAGACCGCCGCCAGCCTCTCCAGCGTCGTCAGCAACGCCAACCGCAAGGCGGTCGTCACGCGCAAGGATGCGGCGGGCAACACCGTGTTCAAGACGACCGATATCAAAGACGCGAACGGCGCGGTCGTCGGTCAGACGCCGACGACGGAACCGGAAACCGACGTGACGGCCAAGTATTTCGCTGTGGATGTGGACGCCGCGATGGCGAAGACGTTGAAGGGCACGCCCGCCGAAGGTTCGACGGCATTGGTGTTCCGCGAAATCTAACCGAACCGGGCGTACGCCTGATTTGATGACCCCGGCACTAGCGATAGTGTCGGGGTTTTTCATACGCGGATTGCAGCGCCGCTTAACGCAGCGAAATTGCCATGTCCGGTAAGGATCGGCGCAATAATTTCATCGATGATGGCGAATTGCGTCTGAACGTCCATCGCGCTCCCAAACACGGTGTATTCGGCACTAACTGCGCCGTCCACTGAAACGCGCTTGTATTTGCTAGGCGTCCAATCCAGCGACAACGATCCCGGCGTGACAAGCTGGCGCAATGCCGCCTCATACGTCGCGTTAATCATTTCAGTCGGGATCGTATCGCTAGGAATGGAATAACCAAACACATCGAATCCGCCAACGCGTGGAAAGTCGCGAATTTGAGAACGATAACCAACCTTGGTGCCCGAAAACGAAGCCCGGTATTTTGCATCGTTGCGTTCTGACGCGACCAACAACGCAGCTTCGATTTCGCTATCATCATCGTAAGCACCGATGTTCCGACCACGCGCGGTATGGTAGATGCGAAATCCACCGGCTGTACCGTAAAATTCGTCCATCGGTTCCACTCACCTTGCAAACAAAAAAGGGGCGATAGGTTACTTGCCTATCGCCCCTTCCGTATCATGACTGAACGTGCCGCGCTAGACGATAGGCGGCGCGGGCGGTACGTTCGGCGGCGGTGCCGTATGCTGTTCGAAAGGCTGTTTCTTGACCTCCATGACCGCCGCCCATGCCAGCGGTTCGGTGTCATAGCCATCCTTGTTCACGTCGCGCATATCTTCGATCTTCGAACCATCGGGACGAACGACAAAGAACTTCGCCGCCTTGCCGGTGCCATGCTTGGCGACCATGAGCGTATCCGTATTGGCGGTGCTTGGTGCGACCGGATTGACGAACGTCGGTGCGGACGGTGCGGGCGGAATGGTCAATTCGGGATGAACCGAAACGACGGTTTCGCCAACGATGGGATCGGGTTGTTCCTTCTTATCTTCGGTATGCAGCGTCATCTTCTTTTCGCCGCCTTCCGCCTGATCGGCGTCGTAATCGCTCTTGTTGACGCGAAGCGGCTTGCCGTCCGCGCCCTTGATCAGAACGGTTTCGCACACGTCCGACATGAATGCGACGGCGCAAAGCGATACCGCCGATGCGAGCAAAAGAGATTTCATCTTGATTTTCCTTTCCTATGACACAACGCAACGAACCGGCGCGATTTAGTAGTCGCGCCGGTATTGAATTAGCCGAGCAATCCGGCGATGTGTTGCGGCTTGATCGCCTTGACGCCCCATGCAGCGGCAATTTCGGCTTCGATCATCCGATAACCGGGATAGAGCGAAACTTCGAACACCATGCCGGAACGCGGGTCCACCAACGTCATACGATCCAACGCCAGATCGCCAGCGGACGGCAAAGCCGGGGCGCGCATGGCGATTGCCATGGCGTCTTGGCTGAATGCCACGTTGACGGCGTGCGATCCAATCGTGGTGATCGCTGTGGCCGCTGCCGGGATCGCGACACGCAGGCCGGGACCGGCCAACGTGATCGTGCCACCGTTCGCAACGTCTGCATCACCAAGCAACACACCGTAAATGTTGGTGTCACCGGCGAACTGGATCGCATCGCCATTCTTGATCGTACCGGTGCCCGCCGCCGCCAACGTGATCACGCGCGAACCAACGGCATAAGCCGCGCCGTTGGTCGTTGCGCCCGCGTTGGTGCCCTTCGTGAACACCGACGCCTGCCCGCTTTCCTTGATCGAAAGCGCGTTCAGATCGAGCAATTCGCCTTGGCGTAGCGTCATCGCGGTCCCGGCTTCGTTGACGCGCGTAAGGTTGGGAACCTTGCGCAGATTCGCACCCGCCGACGTGTTGATGATCAGCGAACGACCGGTAGGCGGCGCGCCGTTGTCGTCCAAGATTTTGCGAACGTCGGCGCTACCGTCGATATTACCGCTGAACGGCGTCGTGCCCGCCGTACCGGTCCAACGCGATACGTTTAACGACGCTTCCAACGCCAAATCGCTTTCGACTTCGTTGACGAGCGTGCGCATCCCTTCCGCGAAAAGATCGGCCTGAACGTCCTGCCAACCGGCACCGGTGTTGACGGCGCGCTGTTCCTCGCCCGTCCAACCGAACGCGACCTTGCGGCTCTTGGTGATCGCCATGCTCCCCGTACCGATGGTATTGTCGGGCGGTGTCGGCACCTGCATTGCGGGCACGACATCGGTCGCGGTTTGGGGCGGCGCGATGGGGAAGGTGACGGACTGACCGACCGCCGCACGTTCGGTACGCGCGTCGCGACGAACGGACGGAATGAAGCCCGTCAACTCGCGACTGACGACGTTCATACCCGCGAACAGCGAACCGATAACGCCGGTCAAGGTGTTGGCATACGCCGATTGATGGACGATGGCAGGCGCAACGCGCGACGCCAGAATGATGCCCATGGCCGGGCCGGTGATGAGACTGCGCATGAGGACGCCCTTTTCAGTTGAATGAGGTTTGGCAAGGTCATCCGACCTAAAGCGCCGCGCGGTCATCCAACCCTTGGCTATCGCACAAATCCATAATCCATAAGCGCCGAGACGGTCAAGCGGCGTCATGCGACCGACAAAAATTATCGCATTCGTTGACAATCACTTTGACAACTACCGGGCCGGGCGGTATATCCCGGCACACTTGACCACGGGAGCAACCATCATGATCACGCTGCGTTTCAGCAACAACACCACTCGCACGTTCGGTACGTGGTGCCGCCCGTCAGTCGTTCAGGCGTATTGCGATAAGCACGGCGTCACCGCCGAAATCGTCTCGGTAACGGTTCCTTAAGGTTTACGCGCTAGCCATGATGGATGGACTACGCGGAAGCATCATACTTTGACGGCTATCATTTCCGTCATATCGCGGCATGGCAGGATCACCAACGCCAGCGTCGTTTAGCAACCGCCCGACGTGCAATGACCGTAGCACGTCGGGCGGGCGATCAACCGGGGCGCAGCACCACCCCGACGATCTAACCGTTAATCGGAAATGGTCATTTCACCCTTACCGACCGCCGTTGCCGTTTCCGCTTGCTGCGTAGGCGTCAAGGCGTCGAATTCAGCACGTCGGATCACACGACCGCCGCCGCGATTGCCACCGCCACCACCATTGCCAGTGCCACCGCCTTGCTGCGCCTTGATAATCGCATCTTTTTGCGGGTGCATTTCAACCAGCAATTCCAAGGCTTCATCGGCGTCGGCATATTCGCCAGCGGCTTTTTTGGACAACAGCTTGTTGCCGTCGCGACCGTATGCAACAACTTTGCCGTCTTCGAACTTGAAATTCTTTTCGAACGTCGATTGGAACATATCGCGGGGAACCGCAACACGCTCGCGAACGAATTCCGAACCATCGAACACCTTGGCGACATTCAGCTTAGCAATGGTGTCATTGGCACTGTTGATCGCAGCATCTTTTTCGGCAAGCTGCGTCGAAAACTGATCACCGATTTCCTTGCGGACCTTATCGACCTCGCCAGCGTCGATAAGCTGTTTCGCATCCAACTTGCTGACAGTATCGACCGCCTTGATAGCGGTTTGCGGATCAACCAACTTGCCATCGGGCAACTTGTATTTATCCAACGCTTTTTCCGCCGTTTCCTTGGCGGTACGATGCGTCTTGGCTTCCGCGTTTAGGTTGGCGATGGTGTCGCCTTTCACCGACTGTTCGGTATTGTCCGCCTTGACATAGATCGGATTGCCGTCACCATCCAATGCCAGCTTGTCACCGTCCATCTTCCACTTGCCGCCCGTATCGAACGCGACGGGGAAAACAGCCCCAGTCAGTAGAGCGGCGATCATCTTGAAATTACGCATTGTCATCGTCTTTCTTGGCCATCCGACCAAATTGCGCTAATGTCTATCCTGACATTAGCCATATTGTGCAACACCCCCGGTTGCACGTCGGGATTATGTTAAGGGCCGTGGATTGGCACCGGACGTTTCACAGCATCGGTCAGCGCGAATGAAACAGCGTTCACTTCATCATGAAGCGCACCAAGGTTGGCGTATGTTTTCTCACTAGCAATAATAATGTTACCATGCCCATCACGAACCGACCAACCATAAACTAAGCGGCGTCGAAAGAAACCACGCCATTCACACCAAACAACTAATCGTGCCATTACGGTTTATCCTTTGGCTTCGGTGGAACACCGGGCGGAACGTAGCGTGAATCACTTGGCAAAATCGGCAGGCCGGTCGTATCGTCAATATTGCTGTTATCCTCACCATCACCGGGCAATTCGTTAAGCAATCGCTCTGTTTCGTTATCAGCGTCGAATTCGGGCGATAGGACCGCGCGACGCTGCAATTCTTCCCAATAGGTAAGTTGTGAGATATCCTTTGCCGCACGTGCCGCCTGCAAGGTATCAAGGTCTTTGCCTTCAAGGAATTCATCAAATTCCATAAATACGTTCACGACCGGACTATACGTTGTGTCGGGAATGGCCAACCATTTGCACGTGATGACCATTGCGTTTTCCAACGCGTCTTTCAGACCAAGCGCCCATGCTTTGACCGCCGACTTCGACTTGTTTGCGCCACGTGCGGAATTGATGACGGTCACGTTGGCCACCGTAAGCGGTTGACGCCCCAACTCGCGCAACTGCGCCATGGTGTCCTTTACGTCATCGGCAAGGAACTTCATGGTCGTTGCGGAAGGTTCAACGAACGCCCACGACCCGGACGAACCGTCGCCACCCGGTGGCGCGTACAGAACGCGACCGGGGCCAACAGCGATCTTCTTTACCGTCTTGCCATCGGCTTCCATGATCGGCTTGACGCCGTTACCGGCAAGCATCGGATACGCCGCCAATATCTTGACGAACTTAAGCGCGCTTTCTTGCTGATACAATTCGATTTGAAGATCAGCCGCATCGCGCATGGCAGGAAAGAAACGCCACGTACGACCATCACGCCGACCGGTGATGAACGGAACCATCGGGATAACGCCAATGGTGATCACGCCACCACCATCACCGCCCGGCAAAAGAACGAACATCGTCTTTCCATCCGGTCCCGGTCGGTCGCTCTTTTCATACAACCGCCAAACAACGGTGCCGCTGTCCAAGCGTTCAAATTCGCGAATACGATCCGGTGAACCGGGCTCATAGATTTTGATATATGTCAAAACCTCTTCGCCATTGATGATGGTGGATCGCGGGTCCAAAACATTACGTCCCAAGACGTGCGACCAATATGGCCGTGCGCCCACGCGCTTTTGATCCGCAACGCTGCGCACGTTTGGATTAGGCTTTGAATAATCGACAAATATCCAATCAATGGCACTATTGATGCCGTTGAAGAATGTTGCGCCGCTAAAGACGGTAAGATTGTTCCCGCTGCCATCAACGTTTTCGATAAAGTCAAGCAACGGTTGCGGAACCATCTTGCTTTCATCAACGTGCAATGCAACTTCCTGTTCGAACGGCTTGGACGCCAAACCTTCGACGGTATCACGGTAGATATTGGTAACTTTGGTGCATTTCAGCCGAAATTCGTAATCGGCACGATCTTCGTCGGTGAATCTGGGCAAGTAACGGTCGGCGGCAAGGCGCAGCGCATTAATACCGTCAACGATGGTATCGGTTAAATCCCAATATTCCAGCATCCATGCGCTATCGGATGATCGCTTCATCATCGGGTCAGTGTTCAACAGACCGTCATTGCCGCTCTTTGCAGCCGTTGCAGCGATGGTTTGCCTTACCTGCCCTTCGGTCGGCGTATAACCGGCGTTGTCGAACGCCACTGGATAGACAGCGTGATTGGTGCGAACAGCATTCATGACTTGACGATCCGTACACGCCCGTAGCCTCGGCCCGCGCCATTATAGAATTCAACGCGTCGGGCATCGCGAAGAGCAACCCATGTTTCGCGTTGATGCGGCGCAATCTCGCCTTGTGCAATAATCGTCGCGCCACCTTGGACGAATGCACCATCGCCGCCATGATCGTTCAACCAATCAAGGGCTTTCTGTTGCGGCTTTGTGATCCTGACAACTATGGTCATCCTGAATAATTCCCGATGATAGCGTAAACGCCTTGGTCTTGCGCCGGGAAATACGCCATAACCACGGCATCCGCAAGGTTCGGTGATTTGGTGCCCGGTGGTTTCTTGTCCACCATGGTCTTAAGCCCTGCGCTCGCCTTGCTAACCGGCTGTGCTAATTCTTTCAACAGTTGGTGCAACAATGTCATACCGCTATCGAACGATATCAGTTCATCGGCAGGATACACGTCGCCAAACGTAACCGCACGCCACGTCTTATAGACGCGCGACCGCAACGACCACCAAGCTTGTGCTTTAAAGTTGGCGAAAAAATCTTTATTGTAAAGGCTATCATCATCGTCGGGAATAATGCGATCATATTTATTGATGACTTCGCCGCCAGCGTTCCACGCGACGTATTGTACCATTTGCGGCGTAATAACGCCTTCACCGCATAGTCGGTTGTATTCCGATTTGATGTTCGATCCAATGCCGATACTATCGTATTGAACCTTGATCCCCTTAAGATGACGAACAGCTTCAATAGAGCGACGCGCGGTGGCACCGGGATCGCATTCGCCCCATTCTTCGACGCTGCGCAAGATGATCCATTGGCGCAGCGCCAGCGCGTTACGGTCCATCCCTTCGTCAGCAACGTCTAAGCCTGCCATCCATACATCGGCAGGCGGTATGCGAAGATATGGAACTTTTAGATGAGCATCAACACACGCTTGCAACCACTCATAGGGAATGATCGTGTTTTGGACGGCGGCGCTATAATTGCGGTCCACTTCTTGCGCGAAAACATGTTGCATGCCTTCGCGTTCAGCCTTCGCCTTGCGCTGATCATACCAACCTTGCGTCTTTTCGGGATGATCACGCCAATCAAAGACGAACACGCGCGTTTCGCCCTTCGGGATCACTGCGCCGGGATGCCAATCGTATCCGCTCTCACGCCGACGATGGAATACATTGCCCAATCCATTGACGGACGACATATCGATTTGAACGTTGGTGTTATCACCTAGCGCCGCTTCTATCTTTTCCGGTCGTTCATAATGGGCACTTTCATCCTTGAAATAACGTTTCTTACGACCACCACGACCGATATTGTCACCACTTTCACCGGTGATCGTTGATCCATTTTCAGGATTGATCAACTTCATAAACGTTGCATGATCACGCGACTTAAAGCCATCGGGTAACCATATATCAGGCAACCGCTTGACCAACAGACGCATCTTTTCAAAGATACTGTCAGGATCACCAAGCTTGTCAACCAACTCTTGCTTGCGCGATCCCCATCCGGTTGCGTCATCGCGGTCAAATAGCCATTTGGTGACACTGTAACCGCTGGCAAGCCATGTGGCACCAATGTCGCGACACTTTTCGACCAATCCGTTTTCTTCGTCTTGATCCAACTGTTCCAAGAACTGAATAAATTCAGCTTGTTTGATGAACAGTATGAACGGCACCCATTTCGATCCGATCTTGCGCGGATTATAGGTGTCCATCCAGTGCATAATAAATTCACCGGGACGCGTGCGATAATATGCCTTTGCCGACGCGAGCAAAGCGGCGTTACTGCGCAATGCGTTCAGTTGTTGGACGCGCCACGCATAGACCGCACGATAGTCCGGTGGCCATTGGTCATGCGCGAGCGGCACCGGCTTCCACGGCACCACTGACGGCGCTGCGACCGTGTATGGAACGAACAGATCGGCGTTACTTGCAAAGAACATCGGCTAGGTATTCAAATCCCCAACGCGCGTTTCATCAACACCGCCGACGCGACCGCGCAACATTGTAAACGCGAACGATCATCGTCTAACGGCGTCCAAGAATACGCCGACGTATCGCTTGCCGCTTTATCGGGGCCAACAAAAACGAACGCGATAGCGGCAGGCTGTTCACCATTTTCGCTAACATAGTTGGCAAGCTGTTCGGCAACGTATTGAACCATCTCGCGCCCCGCATCCATAACGGGCAAAATATGGCTACGAATAGGTTCAACGTTGTCATCCATAGCCATCACCCGTTGATCATTTGCGAATACACGTCCGCTGCGCCGTCTGTGGTCATCGTAGCGGGCAAGGCGGGTTGCTGAACCGGGCGGGCTTGATCTTGCCGCCAGTGCGGATTGTCGCGCTCCAACAGCCCCATATAATCAGCAAGCATCTTGATCCCGGCTAGCTTATCGTGAAGCACGAATTCAAACTTGCGACGATTGGGGCGCGATAGATCACCGCCGCCACTCTCTTCGATCTTGATCGATTTAATGGACGCCAGTTGTTCCGGCGTGCACCGGGCAAGGTCGAACCATGGTTGACCATCTTCGCCGACTTGCATGTAATCGCCAACGCTAGCGAACGCCACGCCCATCAATTCTTTAATGACCCGATGAACGGTCAGTTCGGACGCGGCGGCAAGATCGTTGATACGTTCGGTGATCGCAGCACGCACCATGGGGCGATCCAGCATGCCGCGTGACGCCTCAACCACATGGCTAGGGATGGCACGGTGTAGCGCCAACGATATCCGTTCCGCCTTACGGTTCGCTTCGCGTTCCACGTCCGCCACATAGCCATCCACGAACGCCTTTTCGGTCGGGCGTAGCTGGCGGTACGCGCTCGCGAAGCTGATAGGGGCGGCGGGCATATTCATCTTATCGAGCGGCATACCGCGCCCTGCCATAATCGGTCAATAATTTTGCATATTTGTCATTTTATGCTTGACGACCATCGCAATGACCATTATACCGATCACATGAACAACGTAACCAGCACTTGGCCAGCTTTCGCAATGGTTCGACCCGTATGCAATATCGGTCAGCTTAACGCGAACGATCTTCGCGCACTGAACGCAGCCGTTAAGAGCGGCGCTCTAGTGAAGCGGCAAGCACCGTTTGCGGGTCGGCTAGGCGCGATGAAAACCTATTACGCCGCCAGCGATCAAGCGTTTGACGCTTATCAGGTGGAACAGATCAGTAAATTTGATCTCTGCATCATCATGGATGAACATAACAAGAGGAACGCATAATCATGCTCACCAACATTCAAACCACCACCACGTTAAACGTCGGCGACAAAGCATACGCTGATTTCGGCAAATATAGTCGCGTTGAGGTTCGTGAAGGAACTGTAATAAAAAAATCAGCTATCGGGGTTGTCCAAATTGATTTTGGCATATCATCACCCGTTTCATTCATGACCAATGGATTTGAACGCGGCGGAACAATGCATGACAAGGCGTTCTTGATCACCAAAGATCAATACGACCAACGACGGCCTAAAATGGAAACGCAACAGCGTGAGCGTACGGCACAGCGCGCCGTCAAGACCGCTTACGACATACCTGCAATGACCGCCAACAAAGTCGCTCTAATCGACGCATTGAAGGCCGCTCTTGCCGCCGTGGAAGCGATCTAAGCCATGGCATGGGCACACGACGCCAAGCGCGACGCACGCGACTATCGCGACCCGGATGACCGTAAGGCGTTCAGTGCGGGTTATTCGGACGGCTTCTATGGTTATCGCATGTGGTCCGGTAACGACCGCGATTGGCATCCCAACGCGTACAGCGCCGGATATTGGGAAGGTCACGCCGACCAAAGGGAGCCGGAACAATGATCACTAGATATGCCTTCATATATGGCACACCTGCTAAGCGATCCGGTTTATTCGACACGCTTGAAGGTTGCGTAGAATATGGCAAATATTACAATCGCCGCAACGGTTATTCCGACGTAACCTATATCATGATTAAGCAATGGTGGATATTCAAGATGACCATAGTGATAGGATCGCGATAATGAGCAATGAGGATATCGACCGCGCGCAACAGCCTTTGCGTGACGCTCTTGCCGATCTTCAAAGCGAATATCGCGAGCGTGCCAAGCGACCGCGCCAATCGCCACGCTATGACGTGTCATGCAAATTAGGTACTGTCCCGGCATTGGTGCGAGTGCATGGGCGCGACACTATCGCCATTGGCAACGTGATACGCGTCAAAGAAGGCGTCGGACATAAATGGATCGCCGTTCGCGTGACCGATATCAACGATGATGGTTATTTTTTCGCTGACCGTTGGTAATGACCAAACGCAAGGACCATCGTGGGTTCTACGTCACAGCCATCCTAGACGGCGGTACGGCCAACCAACGCACGTCATGGCTAATGGGGCCGTTTGGCCAGTGGAAACACGCGCTACGCATGGTTGAGCCGGTACGCCGGGCGATCAATCGGCATAGCAGCGATCCACGCTTTGCCTTTGCCGCGTTCGGGACGGCTAAAATGACACGACCGGTTGACCGACCGATGCCGCCCGGACGCTTTGATATGGCGTGGTGCGATGATGATTACATAAATGATGTAATTAACGCAAGCCGGTCGTTACTGTAAATTACGTCAAATTATGTAATTAGCGAAATTGAGCGTTTTTCAATTTCTTGCAGGAGTGATTAGTAAGTGATAATTAGTGATATCTTAATGTTATATTACTTATGATTACTTATTAATCAGTTCCCTTAGGGTTAGAAAAACGCCTCTTTTCGCTAATTACATAATTTACCATTAGCAAATGACACAATTTACCAAACGATCATCGAACCATAATTTACCATATCGATAATTACTGACCGCCAAGCGCCATAATTAATAACGCTAATAAAAGTGATATCAGTGGTTGACAACCCCGCCCACCCGCGTCACGGTAGCAGCGAAGAAGGACCACCGACTATGACAACGCAGGAACGCCGGTGGCGCAAAGCGAAACACGCCGAATGGCAACGCGACCTAATTGCGAGCGCGCAACATCGCGATGATTGCTTATGTCGTGCAATGCGCGAACCAACCGGCCCTGCGTGTTTTCAGCAATTACACAACGCGGAAAATGAGCAATGACCACCGCAACACGACCAATCGCACAAGCGATCATGCGTAAAGGGTTGAGCCGGACAACACCATTCCCCGACGTGATCATGATGGGCGTGGCAACGTTCGCGGCGGCGCTGGCACAAGATGGCCATGGCGACACACCGCCCGACTTCCAACCCGATCCACACCGCCCCGGCGAATGGAAATTTCATATCACGCCGATTTATATAGATTGCCAACGCAAGGGTTGGGCGTTCGCAAGATACAAGCACATACCATATCCGCCCGACGATCAAACCGGCGCGACGGCATGCGATTTTAAATTACATCGCGCGACCGGTTGGACGGTCACCTTTGAAAGCGAACCGCAGTAATGCAAGAGCAAGATTGTAACCTAGCCGTCCCGAACGCCATGAACGTACCGGACGTGTGGTGCGTGTATGAACATCATATGATGTTTGAAGCTGGCCAACCACCAACACTTATATACGTGGCGACGTGCAAGCTTATCGACGTGTATCAAATGCGAGAAGCCCGCAATAATAGCGATTGGTGCCAGCTTGCCGCTATCGGTTATCCGTTGATCGTCCGCATCATCAAAACAACGGCGGACCGACGCGAGGCGTTCAATTTTACCGTCAAGCACGTCAAGTCGTTTACCACGATGCCACGATGCAATTTGCACGGCTACAATCTATTTGCCGCCAAGCGCACCATCGTCGGCGATGACGCGCGCGAGTACGCCTCACAAGCCGCCGCCGCCCGCGCACTAGGCTGTTCGCAGTCAGCGGTTTCACAACACCTGAACGGCAACCTCGACAGCATCAAAGGTCACAAACTCACCTATAAGAATGGCAGGCTATGACCGCTGTTATCGGATGGAAGAAACTCGACAATGCCACCAAATGGCATTTCTTTAACGATGATGGCCGGTCATTGTGTGGTCGTTGGATGACCCTTGGTCGCATCGGTGAACTTGGCAACGATGACAGCCCGGACGACTGCGCCGCATGCCGCAAAAAGGTCAAACGTTTGAAAGGTGCCAATAAACAATGAGCGATCCAATCATCACACCGGCCACGTCGGCGGTCCCGATGCCACAACGCAAAGCGGAACGCATTGCCGCGCCGATCAAACCGCAATCGGTCAGACCACCGCCGCCAGCATCGCCACCACCCGTTCCCGTCAATCCCCGTGACTTCGAATATGGGCGTCGGACGGGCGGGACCGAAACCGATTTACCATCATCGCCATGTTTTCTGTGCGGCGCGCGTGGATGGTGCGCGCATCGCAAGCCGAGCTAAATCCAGTAACCAACGCCGACTTATTCGTTCCGCCGCCTGAACCGCCCGGCACCTATGACGACATGCCATGGCAGCTACGCCGGTTCGTTACGTCGATATGCGACATGCGCCAAGCATGGATGATCACACCGCCAGTTGAGAGCATGAATGATGAAACGGAATGACCGCACCGTATCACTTAGCGGCACGGTGTTCGCCAAGCTGACCGACGCGCAAAACGCGCTGACCGGACAATTCGGCTTCAAACCAACGTTCGCACAAACTATCGAACACCTATGCGACCGCAAGGACGCTGCGAAAGGAACCGGCAATGTTTAAGTTTCGAATAGAAATGAAATACGGTCAAGATTTACGCATCATTGAAGCTGATAGCTTTTTCAATGATGCGCCGGGCGGTTGGATCATCTTCAATCGCGATGGTCAAGAATATTGGCGCGCACGACTTGATAGCGTAGTTTCCATGGAAACCATAAAGGACAACCAATGATCCACGTAATGCTTGACCTTGAAACATGGGGCAAGCGTCCCGGCTGTGACCTTCGCAGCATCGGCGCATGCGTATTCGATCCACTGACCGGCAATATACCATGTTGGGATGCCAGTGCTGAACCGGGGCACCGCTTACGCTTCCTTGAAGGCGCGTTCTATGTGGCGACCGATAATCCGGTGGCAATGCCCGGTTACAATGATAACGATTGCCCGGATCAATATCGCAAGTACCCGCTAACCCGTGATCCCGAAACGGTTCAATGGTGGAAGGATCAAAGCACCGACGCACAGGCGGCGTTCGGCGATCCCGTTGATTTGCGCGACGCGCTGTTGCGGTTTGCGCTATGGCTGGAAAGTCTGTCCACCGAACGACCATTTACGTTCTTGCATTATCCCGATGGGATCAACCCGGCCAATCTCATATGGTCGCACGGTCCAACGTTCGACGTGTCCATATTGGACGCGGCTTATCATGCGGTCGGCTTGCCGGTGCCGTGGCACTATCGCGCGCCGCGTGACACCCGGACGATCTTGGAAGCCGCTGGAATGGACCCGCACAAGGGATTGGAGCCGTTCAACGTCGGCACGCATCACCACGCCCTAGATGACGCCATAGCGCAGGCACGCGCCGTCTGTGCGGCCTATGAGCGGCTACGCGCTCCGCTGGCATCACTCCGCACCGCCGTCGCTCATATCGATCATATGTCAGTGTGGATCGTGCAACAGAACGCCGGTTATTCGTTCGAAAGGCTTGGCGAAGATATGGAAGGCATCAAAGCGCCGTTACGCGGCGCATGACCAACTATCGGTTTCATTTTAAGCCGGGATCAACTGTTGACCTTGTGCTTGCAATGAAACCGCTGGCCATGTGTCGTAAGACCGAAGGCGGATATACCGTCTATCTCACCCGGCGCAGCAAGATCGAACTTGGCATCGGTCGGTCAGCGGAAGCGGCATGGAAACACACATTGCGCAATTTAACGCTTGACGACCATTGCGACGACTGATAGGAAGGTCGAATTATCAGCGGAGTGACCAACATGGCTATTGCGATCAAGAACATCAAAAACATTTTCATTTTTAGCGACAAAGATAATCGCGAAATCGAATGCTATGATGGCCGATATGCGAATATCGCGCTTCATTTCGAAGCGGGCGAACATCGTTACCACGTGTGGATGACGCACAGCGTCGCACGTGGTTGGCAGCTAGGCGCGACGCTTTACAAAAATTTGATCGTTCAGCCAAAATTTGGTAAATATAAAACCGGCAAATTAGAGGTTCAAGCACACCGCGCCGCCGTGGATCACGCTATCAAAGCCATGAATATCGGCCAATGCAACAATAGTCAATTTCTCCGCTTGGACAGCGACGCAATCACGCAAATTGTGGAAGCTCATAACGCTAGGGTTCGGGACGTTAAGCGTGCCGCGACCGACGCAGCAAATGCCGTACGGGCCACGACAATCCGTCAAGCCTTGGCGGAATTCGCCCTAAGCGACCGGATTGTCACCACCGACGTTATCGCCGCGCTAAGCATGGTTGCTGCACAAGCAAGCAACGATGAATTGAACGCGTTGGACCATTTGTTTAACGTGAAATTGTAAAGCATTAGGGAAATAAAAATGACCACCAAGGCCGAAATTCGCGAATGGCTTGCAAAAGCCCCGGACTGTGCGACGCATATGTTAGTTATGTGTGACACTTTCGATCACGATGATTATCCGGTTTATTTCAACAATGTCGCCCAAGCGCAGAAAAGGGCGGACAAGCCCGATTTGATGGAGCGGTTCATGGAATGTTATCGGCTTGACATGGATCATGAACAGCAACTGGCGCAATCGCGCGCTCGTAATTTTTAACGGTTGACAACCGCGTAGCCGGCGCTACGTTTCAGTTCCCCGATGCAAGGGTTTTGACCAATGATCGCCACTGCGCTGACGCGCCAACCTGAATACGGCTAGCCGGGCGGCGATAGTGTATGCCGCTTCAAACGATGCACGCGACAATTATAGAAATCCCCGACCGCCCGGCGCATCATATGCAGCCGGGCGGTTTAGTGTTTGGTTATGCATCGTCAGTAAAGCAACCACAACCGCCCATTTCATAACGTGCCGGGATCAACTCGCCAGATTGAACGCGTTCGCGAAATTCCTTCATGTGGAGATATTCGGTAACCCCTTCACGTCGAACACGAATAAATCCGCCGCTGGAACCTTCGCCACTTTTACCGCGATAAGTGCCAGCGGCAATGCGTTCATTTGCCTTTTGTTGAATTTGTTTGCGTGCCCATTCGTTGCGCTGTTCGTGTTTCATATAAAGCGCCGGACGCTTATCCAGTAACGTAGCGAACTGACCTTGACCGCCACGAACACACATACCGCCGCAATTGTTATGTATAAATCCCATGTCATACAGACGCGGCTTACGGATGCCCCATAAGCCGCACACAAGCTGTTCAACGTGTTGCCCGCTCAATCGTTGTTCCGCAATGAAAGACCGCACGGGGCGGGGCGACCAACGCTTGATTGCCCGTTCCTGCCGTTCCTCTTCGTCATAGCTAAAGCCAATCACGATAGTATCGGTTGGCACTGCTAGCGTTTCTAAATGACGCTCGATTAGGTCAGTCTTTAAAACACGCGAACAAGGTGCAACACGACTGTTGCCAATATACTGTTCGTCAACAAACACGTCCCATGGATCACGACCATCCTTCAAACGGATTAATGGCCCGATGTTTAGACGTTCAATATCATAAACAAAACGATAAAGGTCATCATCTTCGATTGTCGTATCAGCGAACCACATCATAAAGGGTTCACCTGACTGATAAGCTAATAAAGCATTTGCCGCACTAGCAAGACCACCGGAAAGGGAAATGTGATGCATCGTCATTGTCATTCCCAGCCTTGCGCCCGACCATAGGCGTTCACGTCGCCGCCAGCGCCCATATAGAACAGATATGGGCGCGTCTCCCGGTCCTCTTGGAAGAACGGGCGTGGCGAGCGTCCTAGACCCGTGTATCCCATGCCTTCTAGGATCGTCGCGACCATCTGACCGGACACGTTACCGCCCCGGACGGCATTGGTCGCCTTCACCCGGTTGATCACCGCCGTCGCGCTTATCCAACCACCGCGAAAACCCGGTATGCCGTCCTCAACAGCTTCGCCTATCATGCGCTCAATCGGGCCGCGCGATAGATCAACGGCGGCGGCAGTGGACGACGTATCCGGCGCACGCATCGGGATCGCACCGCGTTCAATCGGATAGTTTAGCAGATAGTCCGCCACGATGGCCGCACCATCACCATTCAACCAATCATAGAGACATTTAAAATAATAGTCGTTCATCCCACGCGCTAGCAGATCGTCAAGCGTCTGGATCGGACTAAAGAATATGCAAAAGCGCCGACCGTTCTTATTGACAGGAATGGCATTTTTCCAGTTGGAAAAGAACAACCAATTGGAGAAATTATCTTCCAATTCTTGGTCGTGACCCTTGCCTTGAACTTCTATGACCTCTTCGCTGATCATCGGTTTCAGCACTTCGATAAGGTCGGCGCGGTCGTCAACCTTGATTTCGTCCGCAAGAATGAACAGTTTATTACGCATCCACGCGTTGAACTTCGCGCCGCTGTCCGACAAGTCTTTCGCCTTGGGAAAGTATGTGTACGACCGCCCCATGACGTGCGACATGACCAACTTAAGAACGCCTTTACCTGCCCCTTCCGCCGATTGGATGACCGGTGCCCATGGTATCTTATGACCGGGATACTTGGCGTTATGGGCGAGATAATCCAACAACACGCGCTGATCACCGGGCGTCGGCAACAGCGCCGCGATATGGTTAAGGAATGGCGACGCGTCACCCGCCATACGCGGCACGATGGCCGGGCGGTACGTGTTGACGCCGGTACGCCCTAGATCGTCCGTCAGTATCGTTCCGTACTCATTGGCGGGCACAAAGCGGATATGATCAACCTTTGGCACGGTCCACATGGTTGAGCGCGTTGCAGCTTGCCACGGTTCATTGACCATTTTGCCGGTCGTATCGATAATGAATTTTTTACCACCATATTCGACGTTGAATTGAGTGGCGTTTAGAAAGCGACCATATTTGGTCAACATGGTCCCGATGTTCGTGATGAAAATGCAACCTTTGAACCATTGCTGTTGTTCAAGGTGCGTCAAATATTCACCGCTGCAATCCAACGGTTGCGGCTCCGGCATGGGCGGCGCAGCGTTGACCGCTGGCAAGCCGCTAACCCCGTCAACCGGCATTGGTGGCACAGCCGGTTGAGCCTCACCCGGAACGCTGTGCTGAACGCCGCCAAAGGTGATTGCGGCGCGTAAGGTCGGCACGCGGGTCAAAAGCGATTGCCAGCCTAATTCGCTGTTGCGAATGCTGTTCCATTGCTTGGCGTTTTCGCCCGGATTGTTTTCGGTGTATCGCTCGCACCATTTGGACCACTTCGCAAAAAGCGTATCGGGATCGGTCAACGACCAACCGGATTGCTTGACCGCCGCTGTGATTGCAATCCATTCGTAACGATCCATCGCGTTTGGATCGGCAAGTTCAAGCGCACGGTCCAACCATGCGATAGACGGCGCGGCTAATTCAGGATCGCCCAATTCATGGCGCGTGCCAATGCCGCCGTCGATTACGTTGACCGCCGCCAAAGCCTGTTCAAGCTGTTCGACGGTCGTTGGTTGCCCAAAGCCCGCCAACGCCCAACATGTGACCAAATGAGGCTGTGACGGGTCTTTGGCGTGGATCGTGCCCGGCACCCGCATAACGCGCGTCGCGTCGATAATGGTGCGATCACCGTTGAACGTCTGGCGCAGCTTGCGTTGCACCAATTCAAACCGGTCGTTACCTTGATAGGGCTGGCATGGCCAATAGACGTGGAACTTGTCGGGCGATGACTGAACGGCAAACGATGGCGCTGGCCAAGCGGTCAGCGTGCGTTCGTACTGTTGTTTCGCATCGCCTTCGTCAAGGTCAACGTAATGCGCGCGAAGATAGTGGACGTTCTGCAAATGCAGCCCGGAACCGTCCATCGCGGCTATAACTGCGAATATGCCGTATCCTTGATCGTTAAGACCAACGATCCATGACCACGCATCCTGAACAGTGCAACGGTTAATTAGCGCCGGTATGTCTTTGCGCGTGTCGTGAATGGCACGAAAATCAAAGATGGTTGTTGCGGCGTGACCACCGGACAAAGCATCGAAGAACGAATATGCCTGATTAAAATCTTGCCCCCCCATACCATTCATCGATCACGAAGTGGCGCTAGCGCACCATCAACGTCAACAACACGCCATTTAGGCGGTTTACTGCCGACGATTGGCGGTACGAGGCATTGCCCCTTCGATAGCTGATAGTGGACCGCCTGCCGCGTAATCCCCATTCGTTCAGCGTATTTTTTGAGGTTAAGCAATGGCTTAGGTGGTTCGTGGTCTAAAAGCATTATGCGTCATGGATAGAGGGCGCACCCGGCTCGTCAAGCGTAATTTAACCTTTGTTGTCTTTTTTTGCTTGACGTGTTGAAAGCGTGCAAATAGCACAAGCATAACCGAAGGATGACCAATGTTTAAAAGCAGTCCGAACTGGCGCGAAATAGCGGCGGTGCAAGAGGCGGAATTAGCGACGTTAAGGGCGGCGCTTGATTTGGCGAGGGAACACCTCGCCGGGATCGAATTGCGTATGAATGAGCGCGCCGCGTTAGTGAGCATCACGCGGGATGGTCGCAAGAACAATTTTACGTTCGTTCGTCGCGGTGAAATTTTTAGGATCACCACAGTCGGCACGTGGGATGACGACGTTGCCGGATGGAAAAGGGATTTGTTTGAATGACCGTCAAAGTTGAAATGTTTCGCAGCACGTCCGGCAATCTGTTCGATACCGAACATTGTGCGTTGCGCGATGACTTGCGCGGCCTGTTGATCGATAGCGGTGATGTAAACGAAGCGTCCGCCGTAAAGCTTGTCGATTACATCACCGGCGACTTGTCGCGCTTAAATGCGTTTCGCGAACAATTGGAGCGGATAGCGAAGACGCATCCGGCTTTACCGGTGGACGCAACGAAGGAATTGTTACGGCCACACGTCGGAACCGTTACCGATATTATCGAACAAGCACCATATCATCGATGAGAGGATAACTGACCATGGGCACCAAGCTAACCGAAATGCGTGACGGCTGTTTTGCCAAGGCGCTTGACGATGAAGAAATGTTCGTTTTGCTCGCACGCGATGTCAGCGCGCCAGACAAGGTAGAAGAATGGGCGGACGCCCGCGCGCAAGAGATACGAGACGGTAAACGCCCGGCGTCCGACATGGAGCAAGTCACCGAAGCTTATGGTTGCGCCGATAAGATGCGGGTATGGCGCAAGGCAAACGACGGCGCATGGCGTACCGGCATGTTTGGGGACAAGGCCGATGTTTAACGCTTATGTCGCCAGCGGAAAGCAAGTGCTTTACGACGGTAAGCACTTTGCCGACGCCAACAGCAATGACGCCGCTGCGTTGATTGCTGACGCCATGAACCAGCATGACGCATCGTCCGATGACGATCCGGTTATGCCCGAATTACGCTCCGATGGGATGGTTCACAGCATCCGCCGCGAAGGTGATGAACACGTGTGCCGCTGTGGCATCCGTTGGGGCACTGACGAGGGTGACGAGCATCCCTAAGCGTGACGACGGCCCGGCATGGTTCAAGCGGCTTGGGATAGACCGGACGTGCCGCCTAGTCGGCATGCACGCTGGTATGGTGACGCTAACACACGCGCCGGACGACATGCACACCGTTTGGCTATACGATCACCCGTTGGCGTCCGGTGATCGAACCGCGATGCGTACGCTCTACGCGGACCATATGCGCGGTCATTGGCTAGAGCCGTATTATCGCTCTTGACATTGGCCAAAACATGACCGATAATCGACCGGCGCAATAACGCGCTAAAGGATAAGTGTCATGGTCACGCTTTTCAATTGGAACGCCAAGCGGGCAGGCGGTCGGATCACAATCACGCATTCTTCCGGCAAGATCACCGGCATCAACACCATTCAGCCGGAAAACGGCAAGGTGATCGCCTACGCTGTTGACGGTCGCAAATATCAATTGCACGTTGAAAATAACTGTTGACGACCATCGCAATGGCCATTATAAACATCACAACAGTAACGGAGTGGTGAAAATGGCACGGTCTGCTAAAATCGTCGGCACCATCGATCTTACGCCCTCATGGCGTTCATTGGTGCCAATTTTTGTCGCGGCAATCGAAGACGGTACGCCGACCGGACGTGCAATGGCAATCGAAGAGATTTATCGACTTGCCGACTTTGCCGACAAAACCAATAGCGAAAACAAATTGCCGATAGGTGTTGCCGTCGATTAACAGTCCGCCAAAAACCGCCGACGATCATTCGCGTTAAGCGTGTCGGCGGCGGGATGGCGTGATGCGATCAACATGGGGATGATTACCTTATCACCGATGCGAACCGCTTCCGCCGCAATGGCCGTTTTAAGCGCGTCCGACGACTTATAATGGTATAGCACGGCGCTGTGCGACATGCCGATGCGCTGACCGATGGCACGGGCGCTGACCGACCCCGGATTGCAGCGCCACAGCGCCAGCCCGGCCGCAAGGATGGACACCTTGACGCGATCACCGTGCCGCTCTTGCGCTGCCATTTCAACCACGTCGAATGATCCCGTATATGTCGCTAGGGTCAGTGACGAACCCGGCATAACCGCATGCCGCGCGTACTATGTCATGAAACTTGGCTTGCGCCAAGGCGCGCTTGGTTGCTTCCGGCTGATCACGAAATTCACGGCCTTCCATTGGCACCGGCATTTTCCACCCGGACGGCTTGACCTCATAGGCGGTGAACACGCCAAGCCAATAACCGACCATATGCGGTTCGATCAACGTTGGTGTAATGCCGATCAGGTCAGACGACTTGATTTCCGCGTTCAACTGCGCACTATCATTGCCAAGACCATAACGAATCAAGCGCCCGGTTTCGTCGGTGCTGGCACCGCTATTGTTGCGCCACATTGGACCGATCTTCGCGTGTTCCAAACGTGTGAATTGTTGGACGACGGTTTCACTTGTCATTTGCCACCATAGCCAATACGATTACAGCGGCGAATATCGTGCCGACAACAGCTAGAATGCAAAGCCCTTCAAGGGCTACCCGCATGCGATCTTTACGACGTTTTTGCGGTGATCGATTGTCGGTCATTAGGTGCGATCCCCAACAAAGCACCAAAATGCCGCGTCCGCGCCGGTGATGGCAAGGTTGAACACCGGGATCGAATATGCAGCGGCTACGCGCAGCGATTGACCGGTTCCGCCGACCACCGCGCCGCCATTGGTCCAACATACAACTGCATCTACCGGTTCGTTCAATGACGGACCGCAAATAATGGCGCTGTTGCGAGCGTGTAGCTTGCGGGCGGTTTCGTCACATGCTGGCCAGTTCGGATGATAACGCGACGCGTGATCCTGCCATGCCAGATAGTGCCCAACGTGACCGGGAAACGCGGTGAATAGAGCCGGGTTGATCACCGTGTAACCGCGTTCGAACGCCGTATCAGCGCCCGGCGCACGACCGCTGCGCCCCTTTATGCCGCGCATGGCAAGCATCATGCCGACTTGTTCGATAGCCATCAACGCGGGCATCGGTGTTACCTGTGCGCCAATTCCAGCAATGATCATGTTCTATCCTTTCAATATATGAACGCCAAGGGCAAACGCACGTTCGGCGGTGCGTAATCAAAGAATGGCGCGATTTGCGGCGGTTTGTAACCGGCAAGACCACAACCGATAGCGGTGACGTTGAACCTATCATTCGGATTGTCGCGGGCATGTTGAATGAACACCTTGACGAAGTATTCTATCATTGGCAACGGTAATTTCTTTACCATGAAATCCTTGGTCGGAATCGCGTAGCTGTTGCCTTGCCGCCCCCAACCACGCCCCATGATCGCCCCGTGTTGCTTCAACGCGTCAAGCGCCGCGCCTTTACCGTGCCGACCGGCAAGGTTCGATCCAAAGACAAATACAGCGGTCATTGTTCGTGCCGCGTGTCATAGAGCGCGCCGACGCCCGCACGCTCCAACCGGATCATTCCGACCATACACATTTTGCGAACAGCGCGCACCATGCCGTCAAGATCACCGACCGACGCGGCGGCAAGCACTCCCAATCGCGCGGTATGTTCAAGCGGCGCATATCGGTCCGTTTCGACTGCGCCATGTTGGATAGCTAGCTTTCTTTTTGACATTGTAATATCGAAGTGTTCCCAACTCGCCTTTGGCGGTTGCTGAAACCACTTCGTCTGGACGCCAATCAATTCCATCATCGCGAACAATTCTGCGCGGCTGTCCGCCCAACAATGACACATGACATAGCGACCAAACGGCGCTTTCATATCGTCCACATAGACGGTCATTGCCAGTCGTCCGGTTCGTAATCGTAATAATCATACGGTGGTTGATCCGAACAATATTTACACATTAATCCTTCACCGGGTTCGTTAAGCCAAAGATGACCGGGGCAACATTTAATGCACCACGCTTGAAAATGTGCTTTGCCGTGTTCCAAATCTTCGTGCGCTGTTGGTTCAATAAACGAAACAAACGCATCCCTGCCGCATACACGGCAAGCAAACTCATTAAAAGCGGCTACGTTAATCATCGCGCGCACCATCCCTCAACCTTGACCGCCAAAGCTTCAAACTCTTGGCGGGTCCGTTCAGCCGACAATGCGCTTAGAACGTCAATGCCGGTGGTTATGTAGAAGCGACGATAGGATTGGTCGTCAGGACGCCCCTTGGCGCGCTGTATGCCTGCCCATTGGGCAATGGCACCGGAAAGCCGCTGTTGCGCGGCATGCTTCTCTATAGAGCGATTAAGCGCCGCCGTGCCGATCATATCGCCCATGTCAGCACCAACGCGTTGTTTCGCCGCTGCCGGGCTTTCCAGTTCGGTTGCCTTGCGCATCATCGCCGCACGATCACGATCAATCAAGAACAAATCGCCGTCCACCTGCTGCAACGTACGACTAGCGGGATCGGGAAGCGGTGGAATAGCGCCACAGTGCGGACAACATGCGTGGAACCGCTCATATGGACGACTGCAATTGCGGCACGCCGTCAACTCGATTTCTTCCGGGTCACGCTCGCGTTTGGCACGACGGTCCTGACGATCAAGCGTCCAATAATGCGATTTATCGGGAAAGCCGTGGCGCTTCCAGTTGCTGACATGATCGATGACCAAGCCGTAAAGCTTGCCGAACATCGTACGCAGCGCACGACCGAATTGTTGAAGATAAACCGCAAGCGATGCGGTCGGACGTGCCATTATGACGACTTCGACCGCTGGCACGTCGAACCCTTCACCAAACAGATCGACGTTGATCAACCCCCAAAGCGCACCAGCCCGAAACCGTTTGATATACTCCCGGCGTAGATCACTTGGTGTCTTTGCAGATACCGCCGCGACTGGAATACCGATATCGGTAAAGCGTTGTGCAATTTCGCTCGCCGTTTCAACGTCAGTCGCGAAACAAATAAACCGCTTGCCATACGCTCGCGCGACGTATTCTTTAACCACGTCACCAACGATATGAGATTTCTTGGACGCGTCGCGCATGCGAGCCGTTGACCAATCCCCGGACGGCGCTAGGTCAGCGTCATCAATCTGAAAGTCGCTTTCTGGAATAGCTATTTCGTAATCGGTAAGCGCACCGATGTTGATCAAGTGACGCATATCTGGCCCGACGACCATATCGTCAAAGATACCATCGGCGTGACTGCCAAGCCCCATGCCATCCGCCCGTTGGGGCGTTGCCGTCCATCCTTCGCCGCGCGCGTTAGGGAACAGCGCAACCGACCGACCCCATTTGTTGAGCCGCAACAAGTGATGCGCTTCATCCATCGTCCAATGGTCAACTTGACGTGCCCATGCCGCCAGTTCATCGGATCGTGCGAGCAAGGTATCGACACTGCCAACGCTGCAATTGCTGCTAGGATTGACGAATGAGTGACCATTGAATTCGTCGCGGTGTTCGGCAACAATGGCGTTGACCACGGCTTTAGGTGCGATGATACGATGTTTGATGCCACGCCGTGCAACGTGCATAGACATTTGTCCGGTCAGTTCGACACGATGCGCGCCGATGAATTGAACCGATCCTAGCAAGTGTCGTCGTAACGTGCGTTCAGACACGATGACTGACTTGCCGCCACCGGTTGGCAGAACCCCCAAGACATTACCGGCACCGGCGTTGAAACTGGCATCCATGCGTTGATCAAGGTCGAATTGGTCCGGGCGAAGCTGTATCACGAATAACACGCTTTCCACACGCGACCGATAGCCGCATAGTAATAGCTAGGATCGCGCTCCATGCACAACCAGCGGCGACCGGACGCTTCCGCCGCAATGGCGGTGGTCCCTGAACCGGCGCAATTGTCTAGCACTAGATCGCCGGGATTGGTGTACGTGCGAATGAGATAGTCGAACAGCGCGACGGGCTTTTGCGTTGGGTGAATTAGACCTCCGCCGTTGCGAGGTACGACATTGAACTTTTGAACAGAACGTGGAATACGACTTTCTAAACGGGGTTTCACATCATATTGCGATCTCATTGAAGGGCCGAAATGCTGAATACTAGGTTTAGGTGGTAATATTTCACCTATTCTTGTGAGACCGGAACCATTCCTTTGTTCCATGATTGGGTTATACAATGGTGTATTGCGACTAAACACGCAAATGTTTTCATGTTCTTTCATGGGCATATATTTTACTTGTGCAAAATTTGAACCTATATTTTTTTCCCAAATCCATTCACATTTAAATGCTTTCGGTTGCGACATGACCAACGCTGACGTGAACGGCTGCGAAGCTGTCAACACTACTGCGGCATTCGGTTTGCAAACTCGCCAGTAATGCGACCACAATGGTTCAAACGGTATGACTTGATCCCATTTGCATGCGGTTGTACCGTACGGTAGATCGCACAGTACCATATCAACCGATTGATCAGGAATGTGGCGCATCAATTCTAGGCAATCACCTAGCAGGAATTGACCGTTACCGATTAACACTTAGCCAACACCATAACGATCCAATAACCAGCCTGCGCCGCTTTGAACAACGGCGAACGGAACCACGCCGGGTCATGGATGCATTCGCCGCCGCGACATACCACCACATGATCACCGTACGCGGTTTGACCGAATAACAGATAAACCGTTGCGGCGTTTTGTTCTCCCATCAACGCTAGTACGTCATCCATTGAATAGGCACCATCATACGCCACGCTAAATGCCGCAAGTCCGAACGGTGCTAGAAACTCATTAATCCGACCAAATCCGGTCAAGCCATCGCAATTGTCGTGATAAAAATGCGGAACATCACCCGCATCCATATCCATCACCGATGCGATACAAGCGCGAACACAATCCGCATAAACGGCGTTTTCGGGATCATGTTTTATTCTGCATACAACCGGGGTCATGCCGTCATCCATGTCGGCAGAGTTGCCGGATTGTAATTATCCGCTAGTGAATACGGATTGAAGATACCAAACCAATTGTAATCGTTGATATCACGCACCACGGTCGGACGCCCTTGCGCGTCTATCGTTTCTTCGAACACCAGACGACCGGACGGGCTTGACGCTGCTAAATTGGTGATATGTTCGGTATCCCAAAACATGCCGCCCCGATTAACCTTGGCGGGCTCTTTCGTCGCCATTGCAATAGAACGCCACCGATCAAAATCGGTAGCGGCGTCGGACCATAAGCAACAATTGCCCGGATGAACGTAACCAAGCGTCGTTTTGGCTACTGCGAATTTCAAAGCATCATTGACCGTGATCGTTAGCGTACTCGCAAACGGTGCTTCTTTTCGGCATTGTTCGATCAAACCGGGATGCGCAATGATATGAATGATGCCAGCGACAGCACCGATATTTTCGACCGCCATGACCGTACGATTACATGACACAATCACCCCATTATCGATGCGGATGGAGCGGAAATGATCGTCACATTCAGCCGGGATCACGCGTAGGATATTCGATAGCCGGGCAAACGCGTCGCAAGGAATAACGTAATCTGTCATGATGCTGATAGCCCCTAATTTGACCATGGTGTAAAATTTCTATTGCCATCGCGCAAGCCCTTCGTTATCGCAATATAGCAGATTTTCTGCCTCTTTGGAGATTACACCGATGGAAATTACATTGATGCTGAAAGGCTCCGCGTCGCAAATTGCGATGGTCCTAGCCAATCTTCCCGATGGCGTCGCAACCACGCGGTCGCCCGTTCCCGTCGCTGTTCCGGTGCCGGCAATGCCCATAAACGGCGGTGGCGATGACGACGACGCCGGTCCCGTGAATGCCGCCGCACCCGCAACCGACGCATCCGGTTTGCCGTGGGATGAACGCATTCACGCGAAAACGAAGGCGACGACCGAAGCCGGTATGTGGCGCAAGCGTCGCGGCGTGGACGAAGCGACGGTCAGTGCCGTGGAAGCGCAATTGCGCGCGACGCTTGCGCCGCCGATCCCCGCGCCGGTTGCGCAGCCGGTGGCAATGCCAATCCCGCCGATGCAACCGATGACGCCGCCCCCTTTGCCCGTCGCACCTGCCGCCACGGCGTTGCCGGTGGACGGTGCCACAACTGCGTTTAACCCGCCGCCGATCCCCGTGCCGGTTGCGCAGCCGGTCGCAATGCCTGTACCGCCTATGCCGGTGCCTGAACCCGCGCCGCCACCGCCGCCCGCTGCGCCGACCGGCGCTTTGGATTTCGCACAGTTCATGCAACATTTGTCCGGTCAGATGACGAAGCGTGACGGCGCGGGCGCACCGTTGGTGCATGCGGATTATCTCGCATCGATCACCAACGAAATCAGCACCGCGTTTGCGCCGCAAGGCGTCGCACCGCTGACGGCAATTACGGATATCGCAACCAATCCGGCGATGATCACGTATGCGACGCAGTTGATGCAACGCGATGGTCGTTGGTAACTCGCCAGCCTCTTAACTAACTAGAAAGCTGGCGACATATGTTGACGGTCATTGCTGATAATTTGCCACGGTTAATGGAATGCAATGGAAGTCGTCTAATGTCGCCAGCTTTCCCGGCTGTTGATGTTGATCCAACGGCCCGTAACGAAGGCACCGCCGCCGATTGGATGGCGCAGCAAGCATTCAACGGCGTTCCGATCCACTCATTAATCAACACGCCAGCTTGCAACGGTTTCTATATGACCGCCGAAATGGCGGAACATGTCGATAACTATTTGTCCGCGTTAGATTGCGGCGAAATGCAAGTTGATACAAGTTTTGGAACGGACGCATGGCGCGTTGGCGGGCGGGCTGATCACATCAAATATATCGCGTCGGACGAACCCGGTAACAGCGTCTTACGAGTGGACGACCTGAAATACGGTTGGTCGTTGGTTGATCCTGAAATGCATTGGACGCTGATATGGCATGCCATTGGCTATTGCATCACGCGTAGCGTTCAACCCGATATGATCGTTATGACAATCCACCAACCACGCCCACATCACCCGGACGGGAAACACCGCTCTTGGACTATCGATTACGCAACGCTAATCGGTCTTTACGCTCGCATAAACGCAACGTTAACCAATCCGTCCGATGAATTGCGCACCGGGCTTGGTTGGTGTCGGCGGTGCCACGCGCTCGCATCTTGCCCCGCTGCAACAAAAGCGCGCATGAATGCTATTGATGCGACTGCCATTGCGTTTAACGATCAATTGCCCGATGCGGCCTTATCGTACGAACTAGACGTTGTTCGAACCGCCAAGGCAACGCTTGAAGCGCAGTTGAACGCCTTAGAAGAAATGGCAGCGCACCGGCTACGCAACGGCGCGGTCATCGATAATTACGCGATGGAAAACCAATACGCGAATACGCGTTGGAAACCGGGTCTTGACGCGCGGTTGTTGACTATGGCCAGTAAGATCGATTGCGTTAAACCCTCGCATATAACCCCGGCTGAATTCAAGCGGCGCGGTGGATCGCAAGCCGTTTTGGACGCTTTGACCGAACGTCCACAAACCGGCATAAAGCTAATTCGTGTTACAGCGGATCAACGTGCAAAACGTGTGTTGAAGAAGTAGAAAGGATTACACTAATGGCAATTGAAATCGCAACCCCGGTTGGGCGCATCGTTTGGGGGCACCCGACCAAGAGCAAGAACAAGACGCGCAAGAACCCGTCAACCGGTGCAAATGAAGTCGTCCTAAAGGACGGTCAACCGGTGCAACAGTGGTCACTTGGCGTTGCGTTTCCCAAGGCGGAATTTCAAGCCGCCATTTGGCCAGCGATGGCGCAAGAGGCGGCAACGGTGTTCCCCAATGGCACGCCGCCCAAGTTCTCTTGGAAGTATCAGGATGGCGACGGTATCGATGACCAAGGCAAGCCGTTCAATCTTCGCGAAGGTTACGCCGGTTGCTACGTTCTCGCTATCAGTAGCGAATTGATGGCACCGCCGTTGTTCAAGCTGAACGGTGGCAAGTACGACCAATTGCCCGGCGATGCGGTCAAGTGCGGTGATTACGTTGTGTGCGGTCTGAATATCAAGGCGAACGTACCGGTTGATCGGACGCACACGCCCGGTCTTTATATCAACCCGCTTGGTATCGAATTCGTCGGTTACGGGACGGAAATTCAGTCGCAAGGTGCGATCGATCCCATGGCCATCTTCAAGGGCGCACAGCACCAACTGCCAGCCGGTGCGAGCGCAACCCCGGTCCAAGCGCCCGGCGCACCCGGTATGCCCGGCATGGGCGCTGGCGCGGCTCCCATGGCTGCACAGCCGGGCATGATGGCTCAACCGGGCATGGCGCAGCCCGGTCAACCGCCTATGGCCGTACAGCCCGCCATGATGGCACCACCGGCGATGCTTTCGCCGCCCGTAGCGCCGGTCGGGCCGCAACGCCCATCAGACCCGTCGCATGTCGGTCGCGATCCAACGACCGGCGCAGAAATGTGGTGGAACGGCGCGGCTTGGACGCCAGCGCCTATAGCGCCGCCACCGGCGATGCTCCCGCCGCCCGCGCATGATTTCGTCGCGAACGCGGGGATGCCAGCCCCATTGGCCGCACAGCCCGGCATGATGGCACCACCGACGACGCAACCGGGAATGCCGGGAATGATGCCCCCGCGATAATACCGCCTGTATTCGGTGCGGTTCACTTAACGGTGAACCGTGCCGAATGGGCGGGACCAAAGTCACCGGCGTGTTCGGTGACGATCTTGACGACTGCATTCCATATTGAGAGGATCGAACGACATGGTTGACATGGAAACGAAGCTTAAGGCGTTGGACGATGTGACCAATGTTGCGATCCAGCCTGGCAACGCTCTTGCTGACGACTATCTGCAAGGCATGGCGAACGGCTTGATTTTGGCGCAAGCGATCATGAAGGGCGCGGAACCGGAATTTATCAAAAGGCCGAACACACCCCTTAAGGAATTGGCCCCGGCGATCCTCGCCGCCGCAAATGGCACGTCGCCGAACGAACGTTAATCGGGAAACTACCGCGTGACTTTATCGCTACATCATGCGGTAGTTTACGACATTGAAACACTGCCCAACGCCTTTACGTTGACGGCGGAGTTATTGCACAGCGACACGCGGACGACGTGGGAAATCTCGCACTATCGCGATGATCGTCAAATGTTGATGACATGGTTTAACTATCTTCAACAAACGCAAGTCCCGATGATTGGTTTCAACAGCCTTCACTTTGATTATCCGGTTGTCCATTTCTTATATCACAATCCGCTCGCGAGCGTCGAACAGATATACGAAAAAGCGATGACCATTCTTCGCAGCGTTGACAAGTTCGGTCATACCATTTGGGATCGTGACCGTTTTGCGCCGCAAATCGATCTATTCAAAATCCATCATTTCGATAACAAAGCCAAGATGACAAGTCTTAAGGCTTTGCAAATTAATATGCGTTCACCAACCGTTGTGGACAGTCCAATTGAATTCGGCACCAATCTTTCACAACTTCAAGTTGACCAAGATTTGATCCCGTACAATTGTCATGACGTTCAGGAAACGAAACGCTTTGCGTTTTGCAGTATGGACGCGATCAATTTGCGCATAGAGTTGATCGAACAATTCGGCATTCAGGCGTTGAATTTTAGCGACGTGAAAATTGGCGCGCAAATGTTCGAACATTTGCTAGGCGATGCCGTCTGCTATGATCGCAGCACCGGACGTAAGGTAAAGCGGCAATCGCCACGTTATCGCATCGCGTTAGCAGATATCATCTTTCCATACATACAATTCAGTAACCCGGAATTCCAACGCGTCCTAGAATTCATGAAACAGCAAGTGCTGACGCCAGACGACTTGGATGATCCGGACGCACCTATTAAAACCAAAGGCGTGTTCACTGATCTAGTCGCCAACGTTGGCGGGCTTGATTTCTATTTTGGCACCGGTGGCGTTCATGCGTCCGTTACGTCGCAGCGGTTTATTGCGTCCGGTGATTGGATCATCCGCGATATTGATGTTGAGGCGCTATATCCAAGCATCGCGATTGCTAACCAACTGGCACCGGAACACCTTGGTGACGCTTTCCGCCTAGCCTATCCGCAAATTAAGGCGAAGCGTAAAGAGTATCCAAAAGGCACTACATGGAACGGAACGTACAAGCTTGCCAATAACGGACCATGGGGGCAGTCAAACAACAAGTTCAGTATCTTTTACGATCCCAAGTACGCGATGACCATTCCGATCAACGGGCAATTGTTGATATGCATGTTGGCGGAATGGTTGCTAGCTGTGCCAACCATACAGTTGATCCAAGCGAATACGGACGGCATCACGTATCGCATTCATCGTGATCACGAACCGCAAGCTGCCGCGATTTGCCGACAATGGGAAGCGTTCAGTTGCTTGAAGTTGGAAGATGCCGATTACAACCGTATGTGGATTAGGGACGTAAACAATTACATCGCAGAGCCGGTCACGCCACCCGGTCAGAACGAACCGCCGTCCTATAAGCAAAAGGGCGCGTATTGGCACCCGGACCCGTTCAACTATGCGGAAAGCATTTCCAAGGCATCACCGCCATGTTGGTATAAAGACCTTGGAAACATCGTATCGGTTCGTGCTGCCAACGCCGCGATGATCCACGGTATCGATCCGGCCGCCTATATCCGGGCGCACAGCGACCCGTTCGATTTCATGTGTCGCGCTAAGGTGGACCGGGCGTCCAAGCTGTATCTAGGCGGCGTGCCGATCCAAAGCACCACGCGTTACTATGTGGCGCTGAACGGCGCTCCCATGGTCAAGGTAAGCCCGCCGCCCGCTGGCCACGCCATCGGTCAGTGGAAGCGCGCACCGCGCGTCACCAAGGCTGAATACGACCGCGTTATGGCGGAAACCCATGGTCAATGGGATGAACGAGTTTGCACCAAGGCAAAGACCAAATACGACAACGTAACGACCGCCATTCAAGCCGGTTGGCAGATTGCCGAATGCAATGACGCGCGGTCATTTCGTTTCGATAATCTGAATTATGATTATTACATCGCGGAAGCGAAAAAACTGATTATCGGTTGACAACCATCGCTATGACCGTTATTCCAATCACATTGACCATGACGGAGCGACGAACATGCCTTTCACACATAATGACATAAACGACGGTGACACGTTGACGCTCAAGCACCGTGACGGTTCGTTTGTCGTTTTATCTGTCCTTGACGGTCATCGGGGCATTCAGGTTCAAACCGTGAGCCGTCAAGATGATCCCATGTGGGTTGATATCGCGGAAGTCGTAACGATTCGTTCGGACACCGAATGCGCGCATTGTGGTGACGCGGACTGCGAAGGCGAATGTTACGCGCCGGACGATGACAACGACTAGCCGCTAGCCCGGCCCGCGCACTAATCGCGCGGCCGGGCTTCGTTAACCATACGTTCGCACGTGGCGACGATCCCGATGGTATCGGCGGTGCGACCATTCGCCTTTTCAAGCTGACCGGACATGCCGACATAAGCACTCGCCCATGGTCCGATGATCGCAGCGATGACGGCGTTGGTCAGCGGCACGCCAGGCGTCACCGGCGCGTCGTTGGGCACCGGCGTCGCTTCTACTCCGTCCGCCCATGGCTTGGGGATTAGATCAGCGCAGCGCGCAGGCGGGATCGTTACGATGGCTTTTTTGCTTGCACACGCCGTCAAGGACAGCATTACGAACAGCAAGGGGAGTTTGCGCATTGTCGATTTCCTTTTGTGCGACGGCGGTGGAACGGTCGATTGTCTGATCAGTTGCGGCACTTTTGGTCACTACTTCAACCGCGTTTTCCGCTGCATTAGCGATTGCATCGCCGGAACGTGTCGTTTGTTCGGCTTGAAGTTCTGCCGTGTCATCGCCGCCCGTGCATTTGGCGAGCGTAAAGGACACGACCGCAATGAACGCAACAATGAACGCGAAGAACACCGGCTTTGCGGCGCGTTCACCAACAAGCTTGATCAGAAATAATGGAATCATCTTTGTTCTCCTTTAATTTGGTCAGCACGATCAACCGCCGCATCGGCAACTTCGTCGGCGGCTTTGACAGCGCCGTCATTGCCCGGCGTCGCATTGGCGGCTGCAACAACCGCATCGGCGAGTTTTCCGGTATTGTCCGCGCGCTTGGTATCAAGCGCATCTTGACCGGCTTTGGTGACGAAGTAAAAGCCAAGAGCGGTCGTTGCCATACCGCTTAGCTGACCGACCATGTAAACGATGATTTCTTTGTTTTCGGTCGGCAGAGGCTTGAATAAAAACATCGGGACCATTGCGATAAACGCGATGATCAATGCAAACGCAAGAGCGTTACGAAAGCGATCAGGGTTTGGAACACCGGCCATCCTAGTCCGCCTTCACCTTGTCCAAGATCGCGGTCAACGTCGCGATGCTTTCGGGTGTCGGCGGTTCCCCAAGCGCCAGACGTGCAATGAACCGCGACAGCGAGATTTCAAGTTGTGCGAACGTGCGACGAAAACCGGTGATGCGATCTTCAAGCCGGACGATGTCATGGCGAAGCTGTTCCGCTTCGGCGACATGCGCTTGACGGTATTGATCATGTTGTAAACGCAGCGTCGCGAGGTCCACACCAAGCGCGCGATTTTCGGCCATCAACATCGTCACTTGTTTGGCGTAACCCTCACGACGGGCGTTGCGGTCATCCAAAGAAAGCTTACGGGTTTCGCGCCATTCTTTTAACCACCAACCAACAAACATAAGGACGCCCGTCCAAATACCATAAGCGCCGGGCGTGAATGTTTGAAAGATATCTGTCAATTCTTTCATGCCCGGCGCTCCGCTGACCTAGCTAACCAGCAATCGCCGCTGCTAGCTTCGTATCATATTTGAAGGTCTTGTAACCGGGTCCGTTATAGCCCGCAACAAACGGTTGACACGATTTGGCGTCGTTTGGTCGGCAAGCACGAAATTTATCGATCAAATTGTTCGTTTCGACGTATCGGACGAACGTTTCAAGGTGCGCCGCTTCGCCCGTGACGAGCGTTAGCGCCATGTCCACCGCCGACGCATAGCCAAGCGCCACCGCGTTCTCGCCTAGCACCTGAAATGCGCCCCATGAGCACGCCCGAAAGGCCGCTTCGGGATCAAGAGCGCATGCCGCCGCTAGCTTGCCGTACTGCGCCCCAAACGCGCCGTAGCCGCCCGGTCCATACGGCGGGCCGGACAGGGCCGGATGCGTGCTGTTGAACCGCCCTTTGGGGACGGTGTTGTTGCGAAACTTGTGACGCTCATAAAGGATGGATGGACGGCCATCATCATCGTATGGGCCGCGTGGCGCTTCGATCTTACGGACGCCGCGAATGTGACCGACCGGGACGCCAAGCCGCGTTGCCGCAACCATGAAATCCGCCTTGGTCAGTGCGGGCGCTTTCTTGTTCGATAGCTTTGCGAACATCGCGTTCATCGTGCGCGGTCCAAACACGTCATCGTCGGCAACGCCCAAGAACCTTTGCAAACCGGCGATTGTCAAGCGGTCAGTCATGGTTTTTCACCTTGAGGGTTTTGACCCCGCCGCTTTGATCGTTTAAAAATAACATTTCTATCAATGCGCGGTCTTCGGTCAGCGGTGCTTGCTCGGTTAAAGCGTCGATTTTCGCTTGCTCTTGTTTCTCTTTTTTAGTCATCAATTAATTCCTTCTATAGATCAAAACCAATTAAACGGAGCGGCATGAAGATCATTATACAAACGCTGTGCAGTAACGCCCGTAAATAAAGCGTTCGGGTGCAGATCATCATACGTAAATAATCGCGGCATGATGCCAGCGGCGATATCGGCTGCATTATTTGCGTCCGGTGTCATACCTAACATCATCCATGCGCCGTTGGCATTAACCGTATCGCGTGCGAACGCATGATAATCCAGAAACCGGACGCCGTATTGTGTTGCTAGCGTTGAACACAGTGTACGATTTGCAATATATGCAGTTGAACCAGATGCGACGGTTCGTGACATGGTTGGACCAATAATATAAGCTTCACCCTGCGCCGCTAATGCTTGGATATCGGTAAGCGCCCGCGCGTCGGCAGTGTTGTTTGTTGCAGTACAGATGATGCGCTTGACTTTCGCGCGACGGTGACGATTTACTGTAAACACAGCACCGGATGAAACGTCCAATGCCGTTGTTCCAGCGACATCACGCGTGAAACTATAAACGCCTGCCCCGGCAACGTTCATTTGACCCGGTACAACCGTACCATTATTGGTGGTCAATGTTCCCGAAACAAACGTGTTTGATACCAGCGCCAGCGGTCCAGATAGTGATTGCCCGCCAATGTCGAGCGGCGTTACGATAGTAAGAGCTACTGGCGTAACGGCGGCGGGGAGCGAATTGCCCGCGATTGCAACGGTGGTTGGCCCTGCGCCAGCTTTTGCCCACGCGCTGTGACTACGCGAGGTAGATACGTTTTCATTGAAGATGGCTTTATTCGTGACACCCGCCGTCACTAAAAGTTGACGAAGCTTTTCGGGAACACTGTCGGCGAAAAGTGGTGTGTTCATGATGCTATCACCGCACGTAAAAATCGTTTCGGTGATGTCTGTTGGTCGGCGTGCTTCATTGAACGCGAATATTTGACGACGTTCTTTGGTCGTAAACGAACGTCCCATTTGCACGCGACCAAAGAAATGAAACTTAGCGTGAAGATCACCAGAATTTTGATAACCGGCGCGGCGACCAAGCGTCACACCTTGTGGTGCATTAGTTCCACTGTTGACCATAAGCATTGGTCTATCATCGTCATGTGAACCGGACGATGCGCCGTTATATTCCTGAAATGCAGTGAATGCGTTGCCAGACGGATTATTGTTCAAATTAGTCAAACTTGCCGTTGGCGATGCTTGCGTTATTGCACGCGAGGTCGGAGTTTGGGGCGTGGTTGTTGTACCGCGAGTTAGAAGGTTTTGCGTATTAGGTGAACCGGTCGTGGCATTGAAATAACCATCAGCAATAATTTCCGTAACACCGCTAAAATCAGGAAATCGGAGGAAAGTGGCAACAGACACCGGCTGTACCTGTGCAAACGATGCGTACAAAGCATCGTTGATCCCGTCGAATTCGACATACGTTCGACCGTCCGACCAAAGGCGAAGAGTTGGGCGAAGAGTAGCGTTTGGCTGAATAAGATGATTGCCGTTTCCGGATTTATCACGAATAGCGCCAACGGGTCCATCAACCACCGCAAGTGTGGTCAATGTACTATCAGAATAAATGCTGTAGCGATCCAACGCATCCCAATAACCACCTGCTGTACCGGGCGTCGCAAGGAACGCCATTGACGGCGGAAACAAAATATTCGAACGATCAGAATAGGCGCTCATATCAGATTTCCCGTCGTCTTAAGATACATTCCAGTTGGCGTGCCGATTATGTTGTAAACAGCAAAATCAATATCGGTATTTGCTGGAACCGCCAACGCAAGACCCGTTGTTAGAATGCCCGCCGCGTTGACATTGAATGCCGGACCGATTGGCGCTCCGCTGTTCAAGATTGAAACCGTCGCGCTTCCGGTATCGCAAATACCGTAAAAACGTTTAATGGTGAACGCGGACGGAATAGAGCGTTCACCATTATACGCACCACTGACCACACCGAGCGCACGATACACGTCCGCGACTTGTTGTGTGGAGATTGCGGCGGCGGAATTAGATGCTGCCAATTGGCTTGCCGCCGCTTGCTGTGCGTACTGAATAGCGGAAAGCAAGCCGGGATAGTTCGTTGGATCGACCGCACCGGACACCTTCGATGCCCAATCACGGGCAAGGTCAACTAAAGGTTGGACGACCGCCGCAAGACCGTTGTAATAGTTGATATCAACGACCCATGCGGAGCCGGACCAATAATAGACTTTGTTATTTGCCGCCGTACTATCAGCGTAAACGCGCGCTTGCGTGCCCGCCGCTCGCGTCGTGTCAGCGTCCAACAATGCTTTGGTTGCGTATAGTCGAATATCAGCATTGATACCGTCAACAACCAATTGCAATTCGGTGAAAGCCGCCAACACGCCATCACGCGACGGTTTAAACGTCGCAGTCGGTGGACTACCATACAAGGCATTTCGGATCGTATCGACTGCGCTCATATGGAATTTCCCACTATGTGAATTGCTGCCATTTGCCCTCGGCCGTATAGAACAGTCTCTTGCGGGAGCCAAGTAGGACGCCGACGCCGGAACCGAGACCCGTTCCGACGATGTTCAGTGTTCCAAGTAAAGTCGCGTCCATTGCGATTTCAAACGACGCGCCCGGCCATGCATTGATATCGCTTAGCATCATGGATCGACCAGCGCCAAGCGTTCCTGTGATATACAAAACCGAAGGCGACTTAAGCGGCGTTAATGGTATATTCGGTGTTGCGGTCGTCACAACAACAGCTTTCGCATACGTTGGACGTACCGGTTGCCAATAATACTTTGTTCCGAGATTTGAACAAAGCAAGAGGTCCGTTTTTTCACCGAACAAATCGGTGACACGTGCGTATTTTCCAATCATCGACGCTGTTGGAGCGGGCAACGTATCTATCAAATACGTTCCAATAATCGATGAGGAAGCCGGATCATAAGTCATAGGATAAACCACGCCGTTCCGTTACACTGAATGGTGAGGCTAGACCATTGCGTTGAAATTGCTCTTGTTGCGCCACCATCAAGCAACTCGCCACCATTAGGATCAAGAGTGACAACGTTTGCGGTCGCATCGATCTTCTTAACGGTGATAATTTGCCCAACCGTGCTAGCCGCGACTGGAAGATTAACAATGATCGGCGCGGTAGTCGCATCCGCCAGAATTGTTTTATCGGAGATTGTTGCAGCAACAACCGCGTCTGTAACGGTGCGTATTTTATTCGCGAGCGCAAGAACCGAAGCCTGCAACGCGGCTATCTCGCTTTGTTGATCAGTGGTCGTTTGTTCGTCCGGCGCTTGATACGGTTCGCTTGTTTCGGTGACAGGGTCGTATTCTGCCCCACTAACATTGTTCAGACGGATCATGTTACAATTCCTTGCACCGGACCGGTCGGCGTCGCTGCTACATCGGTGGTCGTATAGGCAACGTTCCAATAATAATAAGTACCGGGCGTCAAGCCGGTGTCAGTAAAGCCTTGATATTGACCAAGCCCGCCCGCAATGGCTGTGCCAATTTGAGTGGCGGACGAAAATACGTTGGTCGTACCACGAAAAACCTTACTGTATCCAAACGTCGCGCTAGTTGAATTACGCCATGCTATAGCCGCCTGTCCAACAGTTGCATTGACAGTCAAGTTGGTAGATGACAAGAAACTACTTGCATTGGTTACATTCACAATGACGGACCATGCGGACGGACGCCCGGATGACGTTACGCTGCGCCAGCGAACACTGTATTGCAAATTCGTTGGAATGGTGTTGCTATAAGCGAAGTTGGCGGACGGATCAACGGTCATCTTGGACCATTTATCTAATAGAATATCCGTCGTCGGCGTGTACTCAAATTCGTAACGTATATCGTCACGCCCTAGTGGCGTGAACGTTGCTTCAATCCTTTGATTGTTGATCGTGACGATAACCGCGCTAGGCAAAGCTGGTGTAACCGTTGTCGTTGCATCATCAAACACAGGCTTTGCTTTCTCCTCGCCAAGCAACAAATCGAACCGGTCGGGATCAATTGGAACAAGCCCGAATTGGCAAAATACGCCTGCGTCGTTCACTTCCACTGGCGTATAAATCTCATAATCACCGGCAAACGTGTTATCATAGACAAGATCAATGACACGTTCTTGACGGGCCTGTAAGCCGCGCAAACCGGTAGTCGGCGCTAACTTGTGCAATGGTTGCGAGCGTAATCCCATTGCCTTAGCTAGACGCATTGCTTGGTTGTGATTATCGACGGTCGCGATATCAACGGTTAGAAACTGTGCCGCTTCGTTCGGCTGATAATATAGCGGATTATACCACGGGGCCGATGGTTGAAGAATATACTTCGCGTCCGGTTCAAGATACCGAACGATCACGCCTTGTGTTTCGCTTTCGCCGTTGTTCGCTTCTAAACTTTCCATCGCAATCACGTCGCGATTGCGAGATAACGTTAAGGTTGGCAAATAATAGCGTCCGGCCCGACACCAACATTTACCATCACCATCAAAAACAAGCTGTGCATCCATTGCCATCAAAATTTGCTGTTCGGAATTAGCGCGCTCTTGATCTTCGGGAAAAGATGCCGTGCATGTGTAGCGAGGTTGCGTTCCGCTAATCCCGATGACGAGTTCGTCGCAAATATCGGCTTGTTCGGCAATACGATCCCAATTGACGCTATTGATGGATTTATTACGTCCGAAGGGATGCGTTCGGAACCATGCCCAAATCAGCGCGGCATTCCGACTGAACTTATACGTCGTAGGGACGCCGAGGGTCTGCGCCGGGTCACGCGGGTCAAAAACCAACGACCATTCACCAACAAGGGTGATTGCCGGTTCACCTAATCCAAGCGCACCACGCCACCTGTAAACCTTCGACCGATGATCAATCTTGATAGCCTTGCAGCGCACCACCGTATAGGTTGTGCCGACTAGCCTATGGTCGGCAGTCCACTTGCCGGGAAACGCCGCGAGTAACGCCGCAACACCGGGGGGTGAAGGATCGGACGGGCTGTATGTGGTCGTCCAAATCTGGAAATAAGGGACGCGGGTGCCGCTCCCCGTGTATGGTTCGTTTTTGCTCGTCAAACAGAAATCATTCGTTAAAACGTTACCAGAACCGTCTAGTGTAACTTCAATATCGTCCAAGAACACTTTTGTTCGTTGCTTCAATTGGCTGTCACTGTGAACGATCAAATACCAAAGATTGCCGACACTATCGAATTCAGCAAATAGGACGCCGCCGCCTTGTCGTGCAATGCCAGCGTTCAACCAACGTATCGGTTCAGCAACGCGCACGTTAACTTTACCGGCTTCGGTGTTGGTTCCTCTGTTGCCTTGGATAATCTGCATTATGCCTTGTGTGACCAAGGACAAGCCAACCGGTATAAGATAAAGCGACGCGCCGCCTGTGAACGGTGCTGCAACAATTGCGGCAACCACAATAACGATACCGGTAACGATTTTGGTTACAGCGGACATTATGGAACTTTCCAGCTTTGAACGACCTTGACCAATCGTATATCAACTTCGATCACGCCACGTTCTAAGCGCGCTGCGATCCCGCGTCCGGTACATAGCGCGCCCACTTCGACATGACCCGTATCAAAGCACACAACGTCGCCGCGCGCCGGTCGGTCGGTCCGTTCCACCCCGGTCATGTCGATAAGGCCGCTGACGCCGCCACAGAGCGCCACGTGGGCCAGCGCGCCCGCTTCGTCGGCGTAGGTGCCCCGGAACCGCGCTGTCACGTCCACAGCGCCGCGTGACGCCAGATAATCGCCTATGGAAAGCATACAATCCGTATCGCCGTAAACGAACGGTACGGACCGCCAGATTTTCAACAACGCGTCAATATGGTCGGTCATGGAATTTGATACGTGCGGTTTGCGAGCAAACCAAGGAATTCCGCGCCACGATCAAGCGTCACACCTAGTTGCCGGGCGCGTTCTTTTTGGATCGTGTCTGCGTACGTTCCACGCGGTGTATTGGAGCGACCGAAATTGTTATCTTTAGCACTGACACTGACTTGATACGATTTGACCAACGTGCCCGCGCTGTTAGCTTCCACCTTTTCGGAAAACTGTGGTGAAAACATCGTGAATTCTTTGAAGAATGATAACGGCGTCGCGGGGCGCAAAGCTTCGCCTTGGTTGAAGATCGCCAGATAACAAACGATGCGACGCCCGGTGACGCGCCATTGGTCGGCTTTCAACTCTTCGTATAGCTGAAACGCCGACTGACCGGGAATATCAACAATAGGAATCGACATACGGTATGACGGGCTTGTTCCATCGCGGCCATCCTGCATAGCCGGTGTTTTATGATAATCTGTTCCGTTCGCATCAATCGTGCCTAACCACGTGTTTCCATCGGACGTGAACAACTTGCCTTGGCCTTGCCAAAGGCGGACCGGTTCACCATTGAAGTCGTAGAACCAGCAACGACGTACAACGGCACGTATGTCCATAACGTCATCTTGTTCACCAAGATAGTCGTTAAGGGTCGAATAGAAATCCATTATAGAATTACTTCGTTTAACCGAATGCGGCCGATTTGAATATGACCGACGTTTTCGGCGTCATACGTCGCACGCATTTCTTCGCCGTTGACGATTGAACCAAGAAAGAATGGACGTAATAGTGCAATATCGCCAACTGCAATGGATTTGCGAAACGGCGGTTTGACGGTGATCGTAGCGACGTTAAACGCGTCATAGGATACTTCGTCAATCTTATAACAGTTGTCACCATGACCGATTACATGACCGCATTGTAAGATTTGTCCTAAGGCAGACATATCGACATAGGCCACGTTGGTTCCCTCCAACGAAACACTTTTATACAACGCTACGTCGTCACCGGACCAATTCTGTTGATTGCTCCACGGACTTTCTGGATAAATACCGCCTTCCGCCCACGGTGCGCCACCGCTACGCTTGCTCGCGACTTGCGGCGTCGGGGCCAAACGGACGCGGAAAATGTCACCATTTATTTTTGACATAAGCCATGACGACAGCGGAAATTCCCATTCGCTAACTTGCAACGATGGCTGAATTTCGAGCATGGATCGACCACCGGGTTCCGGCGATAGCATATGAATACCACCAACCGTCATACCACCATCAAAAGCTTGCCCGGACGCGACAAACAGTTGTTTGCTAATAGGGAAGGTTGGGAACGACCAAACCTTGTGATTAATCATATGATAGCCCCGTCTGTCTGGAACTGACGAATGATAGCAGGAATATCGCGTGCGATTTGCTGTTTCGTTTGTTCAGCCGACTTACGTTGAAGCGCAACAATATCGGCACTACTAACGGCACCGCTTACCCGGTTGTCGTTGTGGATCATCACGGGAGCGTGAATGACCGTGCCCGCTTTGGCACCGTGCATCTGAACACCTAACGCGCCGTCCCCGCCACGCTTTAAAGGCATAATCGCTTCCGGTCCGGCTTCGCCCATCACGCCGAGCGCGCCGCCACTGGCGAACATGGTTGGTCGGTCCACAATACTATTGGTGAACGTTCCACCTTTCGCAAATGCCGTCACACCACCATCACCGAAGATACCGCCTTTGGCGAAACCGCCGCCACCGCCAAGCGCAGTGAAGATAGCGTCAATCGCAAGCGTAATAGCTTTATCAATCAACCGGTCGATGATCTTATTCAGTGCGTTGACCGCCGCTTGTGCAAAGCTTTCCCATAGCGATTTACCGTTGCGCAAACCATCGGTGATATCCTTGAAGAAACCACGCGCCGTATCTTTTGCGAAGTCTAGGGCTTCGCGGGTCTTGCGAATGCCCGCTTCGACTTCGGCTTGCTCTTTCGCGATTTCACCGATGGCGGCAATATCGGCGGGCGTAAGATCGATGTTCCGTTGACGTGCCTGCGCCAATAATTCGTTTTCGATGCGCAAGCGGTTCACTTCGTCCGCACTTAGACCGATTTGCGCTTGCTCTTGTTTAAGAACGGTCATGCGTTCGGCTGCGCCCTTCGTCACACCGTCCATAAACGTAGCATTAGCGTTGGCTTGCGATTGGTCCGCGTACTCACTCGCCTTACCTTCAAACTGCGCACGCATTGCCGCGTCCACCGTCAAACCCTTTGCTTTCGCATCATTCAACAGCTTTTGCATTTCGGTTTGATATGCAAGTTGACGACCGACAAGGCCGATTAACTCCGCTTGCGACTTGAGCGAAGCAATGTCAGCGTCGGCAGCTTTAAGGATATCATGTAGCGCAATTGCATTGTCCGCCGCGACCTTTGCCTTGCCGTATGCCCCGGCAAGTTCATCGATCTTGGATTTCATCGAAGCGGTCAACGTAATCCCTTTGGACTGCGCTTCGTTCAACAGCTTGGTCTTTTGCTCCAATGTCGCGGCGGCTTCCGCTGACAGCTTGATCGCTTCGCCGCGCGCCACTTGCGTAGCAATATCGTTTTGCGCACCGGTTACGATATCTTCAAACTTCGCCGCGTCGCTCTTTGGACCCTTGGGCGGCTTACGTGGTTTCTTTTCGCGCGGACCCTTTTCGGGATCGCCAGCGGCTTCAAGGATCAGCTTGCCACGGTTTTTACGAGCGCGCTTACCAACATCGGAAAAGAAACGATCAACAGCGCCGTCGCTCGCCTTCTTACCTTTGTCGAAACCCGCCGCTATGGCGTTGCCAGCATCTTCCGCCGCCCCGGCATACGGGTTCTTAGTCTGACCAAGCGACACGTTACCAATCGTACCGATGCCGTCTAAACCGACTTTCTGCGCCGCCATATTGGCGTAACTGATTAACTTGTTCAAACCGTCGATAGATTTGTTGATCAACCAATCGACAGCAGAAATCGCCTTGTTGGCAGCCGCGTATGAAAGATCACCGATAGCAGCCGGTAGCAGGGACCACACAGCCTTGATTGCATAAAAGCCGCCAACAAAACCACCGATGACACCTTTGATTGCCATGGTCCCATAAACGACAATGAAATCCATGGCGTCATTCCACGCTTCTTTCAACCATTTCAACGGGCCATCGAACGCGCTAACAAGTCGTTCACCGATGATTTCGAAGAAAGCCGTAAACGTGTCACCGATGGTGACGCCGGTATCAACACCCGCTTTTTTTACGCGCTCCAATTGCTTTTCGGTCAAACCAAGACCTTTGGAAATATCTTCATTGCCTTTGCTGATTTCGCGAGTGGCAAGACCAAACCCGGCAGCAACCAACGCCACCGCGCCAACAATTGCGAGTATGAGCGGCATGATTGGCAGCAAAGCCGCCCAAATAGTAGCGCCAGCGGCACGAAACACAGCACCAACGGTCGTGCCGGTCGCAATCGCTTTTTCCTGTATAATATCGAATAGTTGCGGACCTTGTTGAAGCGCGATCATGAACGGGTTCATGCCCATCGCAGCGGTAACGCCAATGTCCGACATTTGACGCGAGAAGTTCAAGCCATCGCGCGCACTGAATTTCATTGATTGACCGACAAGTAATGTTTGCTGTGATGCTTTAGCCATATGGTCACGATATGCGACCATATGCGCGTCCAACTGTTGACCGCCAGCGGCGGCTTGCATCGCATCGATCTTCATTTGGCGAAGATTAGCCCGGTACGCGACCATATGCGCGTCCAACTGTTGCAATTTGCTACCGGTGGACGCGGCGGCGGTGCCCGTTGCAGTAATCGCCCCCGTCGCGGCGGTCGAAGCATTAGCGACCCCTTGCGTGGCCGTAGCAGCGCCGCTAGCCGACGTAGTGACGCCATTGAACGTCACGCTCACTTTACTCGCCGCTGTGGACAGGACGCCTTGTGCGGCGGCTGTGGTGTTCGCTGAACGCCCGTTGCGATCTAACACATTCGACAT